TTTATAGAAAAGAACCCAAAAACCTTAAACCTATGGACGAGAACGGAGACGAAGGCGAAAGATGTTTTGAACTAGAAATACAGGAGTCCCGACAATGCAATTAATAATAAATGAATGGGAAGTACAAGAAGCTCTGACCGATTATATTCAAAAACAATATGGAATGAAGGTTGATATTGAAGAAACCTCTATTGAGTATCAAGAATTAGAGCGTGTTTTTAAGAAACATAAAAATGGCAGGATAATTAAAAGTGAACATGGTGGTTCTGAAATTGACTGGGAAAACTCATCTTATGTAACCAAACATATTAATTTTAATGATACTGCTGAAATGCACTTATTTATCCAACAAGGGAGTCCCGACAATGAACGATAACAAAAAAGAATACAACAATATTGCAGTTTGGGATTTAACTTTTTTTAAGTTTGATGATGACGGAAACGAACTCAAAGACGATAACGGAAAAGTAATTACATACAGAGCAGAAACAGATTGCACATACTTAGCAGACGGATTAGATATTGATGATTTAGAGGTGATTACAGATGAACGATAACATCAATCCCGACTACTACCGAAAGAAAATAGAAGTGACCGACTTTATAATGGAATACAACCTGGATTTTTGTTCTGGCAATATTATTAAATATATTATCCGACAAGGTAAAAAAGATCCAAATGGCCTAGAAGATTTATACAAAGCCAGGTGGTACTTAGACAAACTTATTAAACAACAGGAGAACGAAGATGAAAGTTAAAATGACTTGGTATGAATTAGTTGAACGAGAAAAAATATTAGAAGTTGATTCGTTAGAAGAAGCACATGATACCGAGATAAATTTAGGTAATGGAGAGATAGTAGATATAACTTTACATTCGCCAAATGACATACAACATATAGTTATAGATGAGGAGAACGAAAATGGATATTTTTAGAGCAACGAGAGAGGCAGAGAGTGACTGTGAAATAGCAATAGATTTTTTGCAAGTTATTCAAAAAGGCGGACTTATCTCTAAATACAAGAAAAGAGATAAAGGTATTTTAGAGAATGTCATAACAAGATTAACCATACAAAAACAAACCTTGCATAGATTTAAATATGCAGAACAGGAGAACGAAGATGTCTGAACCAACAACCCTATTAGAATGTCCTAAATGCTCTCATATCTCTAAAGTGTATCATCTTGATTGGTACGCAGTAGTTTGTGAGGGGTGTAGTGAAGAAGTTAAATTAACCGAGTTTGAGGTGAAAAATGACAATAACTAGAGAAATGATGAAGGCTTGGGCAGAAACTTATGATGAAGCTATTGATACTTTGTTATGGGTAGCTAATAGAGGGTATAGTCAAGATGATTTAAGAGAAAGTCTTGAAGAATATCATATTGATAATGGTTTAATGTCAGAAGAAGAATTTAGAAAGGAAGTAGGAGAAGCTGATGACAATACAAGAACTAATTAACGAACTGCAATACTCTATAGATGAAATAGGTTACAAACCCGATACAGTTATCTGTATTGATACTTTAGAGAATATAGGATCAGAAATGACTTATTGGGGTATTGAATTAGATACTGATAATCGTAGTGATTATAACAAGAATAATTGGAAGATAGCTATTAACGTTTATAATAATTATGAAGATGAGGAGAAAAATAATGTATGAATTTTATTACAACAACAATAACTCTTACGAGTCTAATTTCCGTACCTGGAAGATATTAAACGACAAGGAACGCAGAGAGTATAAAGAAAAGATGTATTCCGAAGATGAGGCTAGGATTGTTTTTGATTCGCTATACAAGAATAAGTTATCCCGACTTCTTGCTTTCTAGCAAATTCTTTCCCGACTTGTTTTCTATAGTGATACCCGACTTGGATCCCAACAAGTCTTGCAATCTTCGTTCTACTTCTTCCCGACTCATTTGATCTATCTTCCCATGCAATACTTCCCGACGATCTATAATTAATCCCCCGACCTTTAACAGCAATCCTTGAGCCTGTATCGCCGCGTTAAAAGCGCCCCGACCCCACGCATCATCTCTGAGCTTATACAAATCCTCAACTGCTCGCTCATGCGTGAGTTCAAATTTCTTTTTAGCTTCCGACATCAAGCGTTCGTATTCCCGACGAACATGCGCGTACGGACTATCTTCTCGCTTACGCATCAATCTTCCGACAACAACGGGATTCTTGTAGCCTGCTTTCTTAGCCGCTTCTGCAAACGTCAATGGCGGATCGTTGACTGCGTTCCAGACTAACAAGCGTTGTTTCTTGGTCAGTTGTTTCTCGTCGTGGTTAAGATATTCAATGGGCATATCTTCTATATCTTCTTCTAACGTATTATCAATCGTTACCGACTTTCGTATGGTCATATCTTTTGCTGACATATAGTATTCTCGCTCCTGGAAATTCCTTTCCTAATTTAACAATGGGTTCACTCTCTAATAATGTTACTATTTCTGGTTCTAATTCTTTTCTGATGTTGGCTTTTAGTTTTGGCATTTTTATTTAGTTTTGTCAGAGTTTTGCAGAAAAAGTCTGACAAAACTAATTTTTTCAAGAAAGGCAACAACAATAAGGTTCTTAGCTCTCTATATATAGTATATATTATATAAAACACCCCTTTTGTCATATATTTAGTTATACCCCCTATTAGATTTCTACTATTTGTATACAGGGTTTTACAGGAAGCCTCAAACCCTGACAAAACTGACAAAACGCCAAAACCTCTAAGTAAAAGGGTTTCAAGCCAATAGTTTTGTCATTCATCATCGTCCTTCTTGACAAAACCCCCCAATTCGGGGTCAAAATATTCATTTCGATCTATATTGAGATTAAAGCTCTCCGAGAGCAAACGACTGATCGAATCAAGACCGTTTTCAGGTTTCCTTGAGTAATTTAATACTTCGCAGATCCCGTACGCTAAAATCATCTCGGCGATCATTTCTGGTTGCGCGCCACGTTTAACAAAATCTTCAAATAACTTATCCAGGCGTTCCTTACCTTCCGTATGACTAGGATTCGGTCTGCGTTCCTCTAAATTGACTATTTTTAAATGTGCCATACCGACAGTATAGCCGATTATTGCTCTATTTGAACCTCCCAACGAAACTTCATCTGTCCGACTACGGGTTGCCATTCTCTGCCTGGACGGGTTTGCCAACCTTTACCCTCTTTCCAACCACCCGTTTCTCCCAATATTTTCCAACCTACAGCTTTAAGAGAAGATCCAGATTCTTCCTGTAGAGTATATGTAACCATACGTTTACCGCCCATTTGTTGCCATATTCGCCACGCTCTGCCGTATAGAAATGAATTCGTATTCTTAGGTGCGTCTTCTAATACACACACTCGCGTTACTTCGACAGTAAAGCCGTCGTCAAGTTTACGAGCAACGGGTCGTCCAACTATCGCTACTCCAACCAATTGATCGTTATAAGAAGCACCCAAACTGTACTTAGCGCCTTGTACTTTTTTATTGTGGCGATGAAAGTTAGTAACAAAAAGATTGGCTTCATTCAAAGAAAGCGGTATGAGTTCTAATTTATTCCTCATATTCACGTAAAAAAACGGGTTGATCCTTGCCCACGTAAGCGCAAAGTGTGTTGAACTCCAAATACTCAAGCGCATCTTCTGGCGTCATATCGTCTCTGTTAACCAATATTTCGATGCACTTATCAATCGAGTAAATGAGACGGTCCTCCGATACCACCATATCGTAAGTCATTCCTATAATTGCTTCGTCGAATCCGTCTGCTTGTAACATATTAAACGCCTCTTTCTTTTGGGTAATTAAAAACGTCCAAATTTAAATTGGTTTCAAAAAATAATTTCTTTAACTGTTTGGTTTCTTTTTTATTACTACCTTTTATATAAGCATATTTATGTTTCTTTGCTGAAACTCTGCTTTTACATCTTTTTTTATGTTGTAACCTTTCGTTTTTTAATATCTCTTGAATTTCATCTGGCATAGCTGACCAATCTATTTTTCGATATTGATTTTTACTGCCTACAAATTTAAACCACTCTTTTTGCCACTCAATACCTAATTGTTTTGCGTATCTAACTATTTGGCTTCTATCATTAAAACCAACATCCCCAAACCACCCCCTATTAAGATTATCTGGATCAAGGTATTGTTTGACAGAACCAAAGCGTTGTCCTAAATAGTAAAAATTACAAGCCTGGTATATGGTTCCTAATTCTTTTGCTTCTGGATCAGAATAAGCTGTAAATATTCTAAAATCAGTATTTTTAACCATCCATTTAATAGATTGCATTAATAACCATGAAGCTGTGTTTGTTGGCGACCAAGATATACAAGCACCTCTGGATATTAATTTTTCTTTATTTTTATATTCAACCCCAAGAAGATTAGAAAAGGCATTAGGCGTTGCCATAACTATTACACCAACCAAAACCCCTTTCCATCTAGCAGTAAATCTATGCGTAATTGACATGGGCATCTTTCCCAACCATTCATGTCTTTGAATAAAGTGTTTAATTTCTGCACACTTGTTTTTTTCTTCTGACATAACCTGTTTAAAATTAAAATCAGAAACTTTTATTAACTGTGCCTCTTCTTTGCTTAACCCTGATGTAATTAAATCTTGATTTAAATTATTGAGTCTTATGTCGTATTGCCAACAATGCTCTTTGGTGTATCTTTCAAACCTATTGACTGGATTAATTGTTATTTCACTTAAATTGTTAAAAAAATCTTTTTGTTCGTGCATCTTATATTTCCCAATAAGGTGAGGCGCTTCGTTGCTGACTGCGCCTCGAGCCATTTGTTTACTTTCTTACGGAGAAAGGGATGCAACTGCACATCTATTATATTATAGAGATCGTGTGGTTTACCTCTGTTATTTTTTTATAGCGTTTAATACGTTTACCTTTTTTAATGTCATACTCAACCACCCAATTAAATTTATTCTCGTTCTCGTTCTCGTTCTCGTTCTTTTTCATCTTTTTCTTTTTCTTTTAAGATAACGGGTAGTAATCCTGCGATGTATTCTTGATCTTCCTTGTTTAAACCGTGAAATAATTTAAGTATCTGCACTATCTCTTTTTCGTTACTCATGCGAATTCCCCCTTTTGTTTCTATTTGCACGTTACTATATCTTTAACTAGATAGGTAGTTAAAAGTTATTCCTCTTCTTGAGGATCTAGCATATCGGCTCGACCCGCCAACGTTTCGTCTATCGTGGTTTCCAGGTTGTCTATCTCTTTATTAATAGAAGAGGCGGCCCACTCTGGAGCAATGCGTGTAACAATGGACCTTACGGAATCTAAAATCTCGCTGTAGCCTTCGTAGTTCTTAACTTTGTACTCGCTCATGCTTTTCCTCCGATAAACCGACCATATATTTAGCCAAATTTTCAACCGCTAATGGATTTAAAGTTGAAGCCATCAAAAGAATAGCTAATTCTTTTCTTCTGTATTCATTAAGATGTAATAAACTGTAAATAAGTTTTAACATTTCTTCGTCATTCATTTCACTTTCTCCTAAGTAATGTACTGTTAGTATAAATTAAGTTGTTTACAAGTGTCAACTTTTTTAGTATTGTTATAACTTAACTTTTTGGAGAAAAAAATGGAAGAATTAGAAATTTTAATAGAAAGCAGTTTGAAAGACGAAACCAAACAGCGTCTCAGTTTGTTTAGTCCAACTCATACCGAACAGCTATTAGAAGATATAAGAGCAATGGGCAGAATGGCAGAAGCAATGAATTATATTTTCCAACATCATCCACGTGTTTTTGAAGAGTCTTATGAAAAGGTGTTAAAAAATGACAATAGGTAAGCCGTTACGTTGTTACCCGTTCAAAAAAAAAGACGGGACCTTTATATATCTGCCCTACGATAAAACCGAATTTGATTTAACGTTTATTGGTAGCGACCAGGACTTAAAAAATATTCAAGAATATTGGGAGGCTATTAACAAACCCAAATACGACCCGCGTAAATCCCTGCAAGAAAATCTAACAGAACTCAAAGATTTGCAAAGACGAAGTACAAACGATTCGGGGTATTGGCCCGAGCCAATGAGTTGTAGCAAAGTAATTCAAACCGCTCTTTTAGAGTATGAAGAAGAAGAATTACAAGAAGATATAAAAGATTATTTTAAGATGCAAAAAGAGTTCCAACTTAAACAACAAGAACCCAAGAAAAAGAAAAAGTATATCAAAAAAAATTGGGACGACGACGTGCCGTTTTAGGAGAAAACTATGAAAACAATATCTGAATTAGAAGAATACAATCCTATAGAAAAGGGCGACGCGATTATCGTACGCGAGATACCAAACGACGTGTATCACTCAGACGTAGGCATCAGTTCCAGTTTTATACGTCAGTTTGCAGACAGTCAAGTTCACGCAATCGAAGTAGAACAAGAAACGACACCCGCGATGAATTTTGGGACGGCATCACACTACATGGTAGTAGAAGGCGAAGCCGTTTTTAACGACAACGTAGGCGTGATCGTTGGATCTCCCTATACCAAAGTCAATAAAGATTTAAAACAAGACTTTATAGAGCGTGGTTTGGTATCTATTAACGAAAAAGATTACTTAGCTATAGAAGGTATGGCGTCCAACCTCATTCCAGAAGCCGATATGTATTTAAACGGCAAGAACAAAATAGCGGAAGCCTCTTTTTATTGGTATGAGGGCAACGTGCTTTGCAAATGCCGACCAGATGTTATATGTAGTCCGCAAGGACCACACCAGGATTTTGAGATTGTAGCGGTGGATTACAAGACCACGTTCAGTTGCAGTCCTTCATCGTTTTTGGATTCCGTATTGAAGTACGGCTACGATCAACAGGCGGCTTGGTACAGGAGAGGATTGGAAGCTGCAGGCTATCGAGTCAAAGAGTTTGTATTCGTCGCGCAAGAAAAGAAAGAACCGTACGCCAGTAAGGTCTTTAAGATAACGGACAAACACATGGACGAAGCCTGGATAGAAATGTCCGAAAGCCTAGAGTCTTATAAGAAGTATCTTAAAGGAACCAAGCCTACCATTCATAACAGTCCGAATATTGTAACGTTGGAGCTGGATGCCGAAGATTAATTCCAGAAACAAAGGCGCCGCGTTTGAGCGTGATATAGCTAAGATCTTAAATGAGTTCTTTATTGAAGAAGGTATTGATTACCAGACCAAACGCAATCTGGATCAATACCAACAGAAAGATCAGTGCGATCTGGACATGCCGTACTTTGCAATAGAATGTAAATTCTATAAGGAAGGAGATTTGTTAAAGCCTGCCTGGTGGAATCAAGTGTGCAAATCAAGTGACGGTAAAATACCTGCGTTGATATACAAATTTAATCGCAGACCTATTCGGGTTTGCGTTCCTCTATCGGCTATCAACTTGGATTGGGAACAGGACCACTCTAAGGTAGCCGTATTATCTATGGATGATTTCTTGTCGGTCTTAGCGACCAATTGGAAGCTGTACTCTAAATAAAAAGATGCTAGGTTGAGCGTTTGCTCTTAGCGACCCCTAGCGTAGCCGACGTGGTTAAAGTGAAGGCTTATTGGTGGCAGCCTTTTCACTTTGGGAAGACTCTTTTGATTCTACCATACTAGGAGGAAGATCGGCAGCTTTCGGAGCTGATTTCTTTTCTAGTGGTTTAAAACCAACGATCTTATTGCTGTCGCCGTAATCAGAATCAGCTTCCGCTTCTTCTATTGCTACCGAAACAATAAACGCTTTACCGTGTAGATCGTGTGCGTTTTTAGGTGGATTGTCGTTACCAAAGCCTGTTGCTTTACATAATCTAGCCCAATCCGCTTTTGCGTAACCTAAATGCTCTTGGTTTTCCGCCCATAACATAAATGGTTTACGCAAATTCCAACCCGCGTATTTATCGCCCGTTACTTCCAGCTCTAGCCATATCATGTCGTTACCCGCTTGAGATTTCTTTTTCTCACACGTTGTTACCACACAAGGGTAGTCGCCTTTAGGAATCGCGGTATTGTCACTACCCGCATCGTCTACATTAAATTCAAATCCTTCAAAATCACTCATTTTGCACCTCCCGCAAATCCAAGTTTATTAATAATGGCAGTTAAATTAGTTTCTTCAAACTCTTCTAACTTACCGCTTCGATCTTTGGCAATATAATTTTGCCCAAGTCTCGTTTGTAACCAACGAGAGGTTACGGTTTTACCTTCTTTATTTTCATCCTCGAAGGTTCTGAGTACCAATACCTCGTCAAAGAAGTACGGTATCTGAGTTGGTAGTTTTTGTCCGACCATCATCGGTTGATAATGAAACATGCCCGTAGATTCATCGCGTTCCCTACTTTGTTTGGCGATGAATACCACATGCAACGGCAGATCTCTAAAACGACGCATCGTCTTAATCATCACTTCGATGACCTCGCCGTATGCTCGTCTTGGATCTTTACTTTTTGCTTTCTCATCAGACAACAAAATCTCAGACATTTCAGTAACACTATCTAAGCAGACAGTATCATAGTCTAAGGTCCCATTTTCTAAGAGTTGAGCAATCTCTTCTATCTCTGACGCTTCCTTAACTTCAATAGCCGTTAAGTTCGTTGCGTCTTTAATAGACAATAAACCACTTTCCATACTAACGACCAATGTTTTACCAGGAGCCGTTTGACAGAGGGTAGTTTTTCCGACCCCACTCTCGCCGTAGACCAACAGCTTCGCGCCTTGTTGTTCTACTAACTCGTTGGGACTTTTTATACGATTTAAAATTTTATCGTTCATAATATTACTTTCTCCAAAAAATTATAAAAGTTGCTTTTAATTAAGTTTCAAACTACAATCCGTATAAAACTTAATTAAACATATAGTACACATGAACAAAGCAAAACACAAGAACCAATGGAAGATTAATTATCTGTACCGACAACAACAACTTGGCGAACAAAATCTTATAGACTTACATCGAGAAGGTTTAAAGCCAGAATATAAGGAGCGCGAAGTGGCACGAATAACACTAAAAAAATATATTGAATTTATAGGCATTGTACCCGCAGCAGAACTATTTGATTGTTCATCTGCATCAACTAAAGCCTGGAGATATGGTTTGAGACAACCTTCAATTGAACAAGCTAAAAAGATTATTAGGGCCTCCGACGGTAAATTAGATTTTGAATCAATCTTTGGCTCTATAGACGAGACAAATGAAACGGTTGATTAGTGTTAAACGTCAAAGCAACCGCGCAGGATTCTGCGTTGGAGCTTGCTCTTGCTTATGCAGAAAGTGGTTACAGTCCTGTACCTCTATTAAGACATAATAAAGTCCCACCAAAAGAACTGGGGAGCTGGCAACAGTTTAAAGAGCGACAACCGACAACAGAAGAAATAACACGGTGGTTTAAAGACCGCGACGATTTAGTGGTCGCTTTAATCTGCGGTAAATTTATAGTGGTGGACGCGGATACTCCCGAAGCGTGTATATGGGCAGAAAAGAATTTACCCAATACTCCTTGCAAAGTAATAACGGGCAAGGGTATGCACTACTATTACAACAATCCAGAAAACTACACTACTTACGTAGCACGTCGAACAGAGACATCAGATCCCGCTAAACTAATTGATATAAGAGGCTCGGGTGGTTTGATTATTGCGCCTTATAACATTCACGCTACAGGCGCTATTTACGAACCTAAGTTTATAGATGGATGGGATTGGCACGATACCAGTGATTTACCAAATCTTACCAAAGAACATTGGGTAATGATTACGGGTGCTGAAAAGTTAAATGGCAATGCTATTACTTCGCCATTTTCAATGGAGGGAGTAAGTGCGGGAAGTCGTAACGACAACGCCGCTCGATTGGCAGGAAACTTAATAGCAAAGAATGTCAGTATAGAAATGGTTGAGTTTTTTGTTCAATCTTGGAATCAACAAAATAAGCCGCCCTTACCAAAATCAGAAATTTCCACTACAGTTAACTCTATATTAAAGACTCACGAAAGAAAGAACCAACAGGCTCCCGCTTTCATACAAAGAAAATACAACGTGAAGGAACCAATTGATTTATACAATCCTCCAGGTATTTTAAAAAATATTTTTGAATACTCGGAAGAGGTAGCGCAAATACAACAACCTGCGCTGTCTATGCAAACGGCTTTAGCAATTGGTTCTGTTGCTTTGGGTAGGATGTATAAAACCGATATGAATAATTTTAGTTCGATGTTTTTTATGTGTATCGCTAAATCGGGACAAGGAAAAGAAAATATTAAGACGGTTATGGAAGCTGTATTGGATGGAGCTGGACACGCTGAAATAATGGCAGGAGACGGCTACACATCAAGCGGCGCGGTTTACAGTTTATTAAGGCATAAACCCACACATATAACCGTAATGGATGAATTTGGTAAACGATTAGAAAGCATATCTAAGGCATCTAATTCTAATAAAGAAGACGCTATACAAGTCCTTATGGAGACGTGGGGGCGTTGTCATGGAACGATTAGACCAGACAACTACTCTATGATGACTTTAACAACAAAACAGCAACAAGAAGCTCTGGATCGCTCAACAATTAAACCTGCAATTACCTTAGTCGGTATGTCCGTTCCTAGAAATTTTTACGGTGCTTTATCAACAGGACGTATTGTGGATGGTTTTTTAAATCGTTTTATTGTAGTGGAATCTAAATTACCTAGAACCGTTAGTCGTATGGTGCCATTTACAGAACCGTCCCACGCTGTTTTAGAATGGGTGCGTAAGGTTAGAGAAACTAAAAATGAAATGGAACAAATAGCGCGTGATAATTCAGAGGTAGATTTTAAACAAAGAGTGGTAAAATTTGACGACGATTCTAAAGAGATACTTAATAAACTAGCCTACGAGTTAGTGGACCAACAAAATAAACTAGAGAAAGACGGCTTAGAAGTATTGTTGTCAAGAACCAGAGAAAAAGCGATGCGATTAGCTTTAATATGTCAAATAGCGCAGAATCCACACGCTAAAACAATTACAGGTGATATTACGCAATGGGCGATAAACTATGTTTACTACTACGATCAGATAATGGTAGCCACGTGTGAAGATAAAGTAGCGGGTTCTGAAATGGAAAGCCGTATCAAGCAAGTGCTTAGTTTTATCAGAACGCAAGGAGAAATAGGTATCAGTCGTCGCGATATAGACCGACGCGAGTTATTTAGATCAATGAAGTCTTTTGAAATCAAAGAAATTATTACTCGTTTAATGAACGCGGGAGAAATTCAAGAGAAAGATGTACGAGTAAAAGCAACGGGACGCCCTATGAAACGAATAGTTGCTATAGATCCAAATTTTTTCGATGACTAAAGAAATAAAAGAAATGATATATGAAATGGCTACGCTTTGGTTTTATCTATTTTTAATAACAACAGTATTATTGATAAGCCTATTAATAATGCCTTTTGTTATATTACATCGTTCAATTGAATACATATATGAAGGAGTTATTTATGGAAACAAAACCGAAGATGGAAACGATCAGCGATCAAAAGCGCGAAGAGCGTGTCGCTGGATTTATAGAAGGACTTTGGGGCGTAAGATGTCATAAGTTACCCGTTAGTTACGGCTTAGATTATTGGTGTGAAAGTAAAGAGTCTTCGTTCTGGCTAGAAGTTAAGTGTCGTAGTTTTGGTATTGATAAGTACGATACTTTATTACTGAGCGCGTCTAAATTACGTATGGGAGCCGCTCTATCTTTAGCCACCAATCAACCATTTGTTTTAGTGTTTGCGATGACGGACAGCGTGTATTCACACACTTGGAACAAAGATAAAGTCTACGACGTGCGTTTCGGTACGATAGCTGAACCGCAACTGCCAGAGGATTCAGAGCCGTACATACATTTAAGTAAAGAAGAATTGGTGTGTCTGTCAGAACACGCGTTAGGATTTGATCGGGAAGAATTAGGACTGACTTAAACTAAGCCAGCTATCCCTTGGTTTTGTCTACGGTTTGCTATATCTTCGTTAGCAATAGATCCACCTAGTAGACTTCTGCTGATATTTGCTGTTCTTGGAGGTGGAATAAAAGGATTAATTTTTGGTATATTAAGACCTCTACTGATTGGTTTAGCTACTCGGTCAATTATTTGTTTTGTTTGGTCTTTAAAACTACCTGTTTGCTCTAAAATTCCAGAATCCCTTATATTTCTTTCTATATCTTCTGATGCTTCAGCACCTGATTTTCCTATAGCAGAGAATCCTGACAGACGTATGGCTTTTTCTACTGCGTCTAATACTTCGCCCATCGCAGTTTTATCGGTTCTTGATAATAAACTTACTATTCTAGGATTAGCAAACAATGTTTTATAAATGGTTAATGTTACAACCGTTGGCAAAAGATTGAAATTAAAGAACCCTGCTGCAAGTGTACCCGCTACAATAGAACCCGCTCCTGTTTTTTCTGCTCCTGATACGGTAACTTCCATCGCTCTTGCAAATCCTTTGAAAGCTTGTTGTAAATCTTTACCAAACATCGCCTCTAGTGTTTCATCTCCGTACGAATCTAATGCTTTTTGAAAATTGCCAGGTTTAAAAATATCAGTTAACTCAGATCCACCACTAGGCGTTACGCCTTTTTTAATTAATTGTTCTAAAGCTTCGTCTTGTATGTTTAAAAAAGCTTCTTCAGAAACTTGATTTCTGACTTGATTAATTGAGACTGCGCTGTTAGGTCTAAAAACAACTTGAGCAATAGTTTCTGGCGTTGCATTTTCTACGTTGGTTAATATTCTAGCCTGTTCAAATCTAATTAATTCGTCACTTGCTTTTGCTTTGGTTTCCAATGTTTCTAAAAACTTATTAAATCCTGGACCAAACTCTCCTTTTGGATTTAATCTTATATCATCTACCAATTTTATTATTTCTTCAGGTTTTAATTTAGGACTGTACTTATTAAATTGATTTAGCGTTGCCATCATTTGCCCGTAATTTTCTCCAAGCAAAGGTTTTAATGCAGCGTCGTATTTAGTTATTTCTCTAACGTATCTTGTAGGATTAAACACTCCCGTTATTGGATCGGTAGCTGATCTAACAGAATCAGCAAATAATTTTCTGGTTAAATCGGCTCTAAGATGTTCAGCCATCGCTAATCCTTTTTGCGGTCCTACCATGCCTTCTCGCAAACCACCTCTAGTTATTGCATCCAGTATGTTTCTCATACCAGTAGAGTCAGCCGTTAATAATATTTGTTCGTATACATCATCCGAGTGTTTTCCTTTTACTCCATCTGTAACAATTTTTTGAACAATGTTTCTGTTAAAAGGAACCATGTCGTTAAAATAACGGTCGTTAATTGTTCTTAATCTTGTTACTGTATCTTTTACTACTTTTTGTTGCGGAGTGCTTAGTTTTTGATATTTACCAGAAGTTAATAAATTAGTTGGCGCTTTGGTTATTTGTTCATCAACTTTTGTAATAATGTCGTGTAAAAACTTACCTACTCCCCTTGTTTTATTTCTAGCCAGAAGTTGTGTTTCAATTAGAGAGGAACGAATTTCAACTAACGTGCTTAAATTGACTCCTTCTGAATAAGCACCACCTTCTTTTATTTCTTTACTGATGCCTTTAATAAGACTTAGCGCTCCTTCTTCGTCTGGGCCGTATTTTAAAAGAGGCTTATCTACTGCTAAATAATCATCTATGTATTTAGCTATTCCTTTTAAATCCGATGTTAATTTAGCTGTAAATTGTGCGCCGATTCCTATAGATGCTGTTCCAGAACCTCCTTTTGGATCAATTCCTAAATTTCTAAGAGCGCTAAAAGCATCATCGTAATCTGCTCTAAAGTTACTTTGCATTGATTTGTAAGATTCTCTAATAGTGTCTTGTACGCTTTTACCCAACTTAGCTCTGCTAATATCCTCTAAAATTGGACCAAATCTCCCTGTTTCAGCAGAAAGATCTTCCATCAGCTTATTAAGATAATTAGAAACATCTTTTTCAGCAGAGTTTAATTTATCTCTGGCAATTTTTAATTCACCAGAAGCCGCTCCTGTTCCTTGAAACTCAGAAAATTCTTTTACAACAGCTCTTTTAGCTACTAGTTTTTCTTGCAACTTAGCAAGCGCTGCCATATTGTATCCTGTAAGTCCCTGTATTCTACCTGTTTTACCCGCAATGGTTTCACCAATCCCCTGCATCCTACCTGCTATGGCTCTTTGTAAAAATCGTTGACTGACGGCACCTTTAGCATCTAAATCTGCTATTTCTCCTCTTTTTACTGCTTTAACTATGTCTTTTTCTTTAGCCATTCTACCTAACTTTTGATCGAGTCTCATCACATCATCCATGTCAAAGCCTTTACTAACGACCCACGCATCTCTTATATCAATGGTGGGCGCTTTTTTGCCAAAGAAAGCTGCAAATCCTGTACCGATAAGTTCTCCTGCTCCTTGACCTAAAGTTGCAAATTTAAACTCTCTTAACATCAAATCTTGTATTTCTTCTCTGTCTTGTAGTTGTATTTGTTGTTGAGTTTCAAATGCTTCTTCACCACCTTTACCTAACGCGGCACCTGTACCAGCCGCTAAAATTCTTCCTCCTCTTAAACCAAGTACGGCTTGTAATAACTTAACGCCTCTTAAATGAGGAGACATCGCAGCTACTGCTCCAAATATAGGACCAATCAATCCTGATAAATCCGCTAAATCCCCATGTGAATATCCTGTCTCATCTACCACTACGTTCTTGTCAGTATAATCGTCTTTATCATACAGACCTTGTTCTATCAAACTTTTTTGACCTTCTGGAGTGATGGACAGGTCGCCTTTAGTGTTGTACGTAAATCCTTCAGTACCTACGTAATTAAGAAGTGTGTTTTCTTTTTCTATTTCTCTACCGCGTTGATCTCTTTTTTCACCCAAACCTAAAATTCCTCTGAGCTTCATACTTTTTAAACCTTTGTCGTAATCAAAGTTAAGTTTATCGTAAGCCTCAGATCCTTTTCGTTTGTTAACTTCTTCTCTGGCTTTTATTACAGCGTCTTCTTGATTGTCTGCTTCAACTCTGACAATTAAATCTTCTGCTAGTTTTACGTCAAATATCATTTTGGCGTTACTGCATCAATAAAAGTTATAGAAGAATCGTATGGAGTGTTCCCTTGATATTGCGGTAATTTACCACCGAAAAAAGATATATCTTGTGTAAATAAATTTACTAATTCCTGATCTTTTATTATGTAATCAGGTGCGTAAGGCAATATAAATTCAATATTAGCTTTAATTCTTCTATGTGCATCTTTCTTTTTAGAAGTTATAGAGGTTAAATTTTCAGTTAACTTAAAACGCATAGTAGCTATACTATCCTCTATAGTAAATAGCTTTAAGCTACCCATTATTTTTTCAGCAATTTGTCTGTCTATATTTGATATGGTTCTGCCAGATTCACCTAATATTTCTTTAATATCTCTGTTAGTAAGAACTTTTAACATCGCTTTAGCTCTTGCACCTGGTTTCAAATTTTCAAATTCTTGTACACTTTTTATGCCAGAATAATTTAAAATTTCTTCATAGGTAACGCCTATTTTGTCAGAAAAGGAAGTAATATTTTGTCTAGGATTTTCTACAACTTTTAAAATTTCAGTAGTTAAAATTTCAGCAGCTTCAGCATTATTGTAATCTCTAACATCATTAGCTAGTTCTACTTGTGAGTTTTTAATTTCTTTTCTGTCTTTTAATCCCAACTTATTTGCTTCTTTTTGATCTTTTAAAAACTTAGCGTAAGCTTCTGCTTCTTTCTTCTCATCTACATATTTTTCTTCAGCCGCAGCCGCAGAACCTAGAGCAATACCTTTACCCATTTCTCCTGTAGAAACCATACCTTTACCAAGATTACGTATGAATCTAATAAAGTCAGGACTTCGAGTAAACTGAGCAAAATTAGTTTCGGGTGTATTTTCTCTTGAAAACGAAACAGGTTCTTCATCAGTAGAAACAAGTTCTTTTTTATCAGTAGAAACAGGTTCTTCATCAGTAGAAACAGGTTCTTCACCAGTAGAAACTTCTGCAATTATTTTATCGGCTAAACTTCCATATTCTTCGCTTTCTTCTATTGTTTCTCCTGGCACTATATCCTCAATAGCAACTTCTGGTGGATACTCAAGAACAGGCACATTTGACACATCCAATGTAGGTGTAAGAAGATCGGCTAAACTTTCATCTATAGGCTTAGACCTTTTTCCAAGCAGGGATTTCTGAAATATTTTTCCTGCTGCATCACTTCCTAGCGCGGAATCTCCAACTATATTATCTATTGTTTCAGGACTAAATCCTCCTCTGGCTAGGTATCCCTCGTCAAATTCTCCTTCAAAAAAAGATTCGGGTACCTCTGCTGCCTTTTCCCCCAAGAAAAATTCAGTTATACCTGGAATAGTTCTTTGTAGTGCCTCTCTGCTTACGTCTACTGCTCCTTTTAAACCAGTAGATAACGCGCTTCCAAAATCTTCTGAACTAAATTGCCCGCCTCTTCTTTCTTCAAGAGTTCCTCCTAATAAACCCCCCAACCATTTAAACGCACCTGGCTCATCTTCTTTGACAAATTGTTTTAAAGCAGCTTGAACATTAGCACCTTTTTCTAGATCGGAATTCCATATACGATAATTCCACAGACCAACTCCTTTTCCATTTTTAATATCTTCGATACCTTGACTCCAATCTTTAATTTCCCCTGTACTTAGGCGTATATCGTTTGGACCTAATTCTTGATTTTGAATTTCAGGTAAATCATCATCTGTAGTGACTCCTTGCATCAACGCATCTAAATCTACAGATAAATCAACTGGTCGTTCTGCTGGGTTTAAACTTTGACCCCCTTGTATATAAGTGCCAAGCCTATTTTCTAAAGTTATATCTGCTGGGGGTAATCTTGGGTCTGCTATTGTAGGTACTGTATTATAAGGACCTTCTTCTAATCCGCCCGTTCCTCCTAATTCTGGAAGATTAACAGAATCAATATCAGCATCTTCTTTCATCGGTCCGCCAACTTTTCGAGCTATACGCTCAATAGTTAACATTCCTAATTCTCTTGGCATTTCCATACCTCTGCGAGCGTAATCTCTTTGTAAAAGTTCAAATATTTCAATAGGAGACAAACCATTTACAGAATAATTAGCTATTTGAGCTGTAACATCTACCAAAGGAGCGTTTTGAACAATATCTCCATTAGCAAACATTTTTCTTTTTAATACATTCATTTTTTAATATCCTTTATCCTCCTGTGGGGTAAGGAGGGGGAATTCCTGTACCTACTCCTGGAGGCGGAGCTGATGGTTGAGGATACTGAGGATAATACGGAGGAATCGGAGGAACATTCGACGTTACTCCTGAAGATTGGCCCAAGTCATAAGGAGATCTTGTTATTGGACCTGTTGATGCGTAAGGAGATTGATTTGTTAAAGGTGGAGTAGCTGTTGTCATTGGTACTGGATTATAAGCTGCTCCTGTTTGTTGTCCTCCTGGTTGGACTACTTGTTGATTGGGATTTTGTTGTTGATTATTTTTATTATTAGCAAAACTGGCCCACGTATTAAAGAACGTACCCAGTCCCATAGTTGCTGGATCGGCAGGTATACCGTAGGTTTTATCAATTTGAGTTTTACCACTTTGGTATTGAGGCAAGAAACTTTGCACGTAACTAGATGCTTGCGTTGGTGCCATTCTAGTTTCAAGAGCTTGATCGTATGTTCTGCCTAATCTAGTTTCGTCAAGACCTCTAGCGGCTTGTCCGAATCCTGCTAATTCTCCTCGTTGTCCTTGAGCAAGATTAGATTGTGTAGTACCAAGTTGTCCTATTTGACTGCCGTAACCAGCTATATCTGCACCTAGACCACGTCTAGCTCCTGATATATCAGTACCTAACCGTCCAAATTGAGTTCCTAGTCCTGACAATTCTCTGCCTAATGTGGCTGCTGTTGATCCTCTTTGGGTTCCTAATCCAGCTAAATCTGTTCCAAATCCTCTTTGCCCTGTTGCAGATTGAGCGCCTAATGAAGATATATTACCCGCTAATCTTTCTTGGGCAGCTTGTCTTCTGGCAAAATCTTGTTGAGCTGCGGCTTGTGATTGATTAAATCCTGATGAACGAATTCTAGAAAGTGCTTCTCCCAGACCTCTTCCTAAAGAGGCTCTTCTTTCATCAGCAGTTAATCTAGCTCTAGAACCAAAAGCGGATTCTCCACCCGATGCTATATCTCTGGCACGTTGCGTTGCATCAGCAATTTCAGCTGACTTAGTCATATCATCAATCGTTTGTTGAACGACTTGGTTTTCATAAGGATCGTAAAATGCTTGAGTTTGACTAGGATCAAACTGCATACCCGCAGCTTGTCTTGAAATGTCTCCTGATTCTTGCGTACCTGCTAATAATGATTGCAGTCCTTGACCGTATTGTTGTTCCGCTCTACCTAAATATGGATCTTGTAACGCTTCAGCACGTCTTGCTTGAGAAACGGCTTGGTCAATTAAACTTTGTTGCCTATCAAAATAAGGTTGTTGCAATCCTTCTGCACTACGCGAAGCACCCATTCCTTCCATAATTGCTGCTTCTTGTCTATCTAAATAAGGTTGATAAGAACCTATACCTGCTTGCGATTGTTCCATTGCAAGTAGTTCTTGCGGAGACATGCCTGCGGTTTCCCTTAAAATAGCAGGTTGATCTAAATACGCTCTTTGTGCTGCATCCGTTGCTTGTGCAATAGCGCCTGGAGTATCAGGGGATCCAAAATACGCTTCACGTACAAATGGATCGGATAAAAGTTCCTGCCTTTTAATGTTATCTTTTAAAACTGGATTAATTTGGCCCGATGTATCAGCAGGTATATATGGAGCTGGTACAGTATCTTCTACTGGTGGAGCTACTGGTGGAGCTACTGGTGGAGCTACTGGTGGAGCTACTGGTGGAGCTACTGGAGGAGCTACTACAGGTGGTGCTACTACAGGTGGAGCTATATCAGCAGCAGGTGGGGGTATGTAATTTGGATCGCTTGGGTCAATTCTTGGTCCTGCGGTTCCTAATGGATATTCTCCGTAACCAGGACCCCCCATGGTCCCAACCGTATCGTTTCCTGCAATGGATTGTGGAGCTACTACAGGTGGTGCTACTACAGGAATTGAATCTACAGAGGGTAATTGATTGTTTTGTTGGTAAGCATCTATTTGAGCTTGTACTTCTGGAGTCATTTCAAAACCAAAAGGACTTCCTTGATAATTAAAATTAAAAGGATCCCCTTGATAATTAAAATCAAGACCTTGCGGGGGTAAACCTACATTAGCATTTGTTATTGGAGGAGCTATTTGATTTTGTTGGTAAGCAGCAATCTGAGCTTGTATTTCTGGTGTCATTTCAAATTCACCGTAAGGATTTAAACTGCCCAATCCAAGATTTCTAAAATCGCCTGGTATTGCCATTAGACCGCCTCAAATATATTCATTAATTCACGTAAATTTTCTACGCCTTTATCTCTAGACGCTTTTCCGTCTGATATTAACTCAATACCAGATTTTGTTTTATTTACATTAAAAGCACCTGCTCCTTTAGTAGCTGCTGCTGTCATTACAAATTCACCATCACTTAACATTGCTGGTACGTCATCTGAAGTTCCCGTACCAAAACCTTCTGATTCACCACCATCACGCATATCTAGTTCGACTGCTGCCAAACCTCCTTGATTAAAATACTGTCTATTAATTGGGCCGCCCATGTAAACTGGGACTCTTGGTTGTTCTTCTGGTACTACAGTTTGCGCCATTGCATCAAAATCTAAAACTTTAGGCGCTGGTCCTAGACCAAATTGCCCTCTCGTACCTCCTGTACCTAATTCTTTTGAAAGGTTGTATCTGCCTAATTGATCCATTGTTACTAAAGGAGTTTCCGCCATACCGCCTTCTCTTCTTTTAAAATCATCGTAAACTGCTTTACCCAAAAGACCCATACCAGCAAGACCTGCTATTCCACCAGGAAAATTTCCAAATAGTCCTGAACCTGAATCTGTTCCTGTTCCAGTTCCTGTTCCATAAAAATCTCGAAGACCGCTTGGGCCGCCTAGTCCTATTGCATCACCAGCACTTTTTATTAATGATGGTGTTCCCCCTCCTGGAGCATTAAATAAATTACTAACACCTTGACCCACATTAGATAATATTCCACTACCAGGTATGTTTAACGTTTGCCCAATTGAAATAAAATTACCTTTAGATGCTGCTAAAGCTGGATTAGCTTTTATCATTTCTGCCACAGTTGTTCCATTTGCTGTGGCAATTTTACCTACAGTATCACCTGATTTAACTACTACTTGTTGATTGCCTTGAAAGATTCCTCCAAAGCCTTGTTTTAAATTACTAGAAGCTGTACTTCCTAGATTTTTTATATATCCAAATGGATCAAATTTACCACCTACTTGTCCTATATTTCCTAAAGCTGTACCCCAAGCAGACGGATTCATAATTCCTGTTCCAGCGCTAATATTTGCTAAAGCACCACCCTTACCAAATACGCTTTGTGTTCCACCAGCGCCTAAAGCCAATATGTCCCCAATTGAAGCGTTGCCTTTTGCTATATTATTTAAAGCGTTTCCTTTGTTATAAACTGCGGCAAACGGTTGCCAGGGACCAGGTACAATAGAAGCTACAGGAGCTATTACTTTAACAACTTTTTTAACACCTTTCCAAAGTTTAGATAAAAAACCAAATTCAGGAAGACCCGTTAATGGGTTTAAATCCATATCATTATGACCAACTAAAAATTGATTTGGGTCAATCCCATATTTAGAAATGGATTTTTCTATTGCTACTTTTAAAAGAGGATTGTCACGTAAAGCTTGAGCAGGTACGATCATTTCATCTGGAGCTACGTGAGCTAAATAAACATCTTCGTTCCTTCCTAACGCTGCGATTCCTTGCATTTGTTGTTTTTGTTCATTGTTTAACATATTAATTTTTATATACTATTTTTTTAATTGTACCATTTTTCTATATCCCATCCTTCGATGGGACTTGTTAAACTGACAGTTACATTTCCATTTGTTTTTACAGAAACGGAACCAACAGATGCTTGCAGTTCATATCCTTGTGGATTCACTGGAGTATGAAGCTGTATCCATTGAGCGCCAGTATAAACTTGCAATACGCCAATAGATGTATTCCATATTACATCACCTTGACTAAAAGCCAAAGTGCTGATGTCTTGATCGTTAAATTGAGGAGTAGAATTAGGATCAAAAGATCCTAAATTAAGTTCTAATATTCTTACTAAACGATTAAAAGTATCTCCATTTGCGTATTCATTAGATTCAATGGGTAATCTAGTTTGTAATAATTTACTCATCTTCTGCCATCAGTTTTTACATCTAAACGTGTAGCACCTAATCGCCATCCTAATGACACATTACCTATACCTGATTGGTCGTCATTTGATTCAATACGAACTACGGCTTGTCTGCCTCTTGCTCTTATATTGGCTTTTGTAGTAGAAGAACTAATTTCTGATGTTGCTTTAGTGGTTAAAGATTCACCTGGAAAATTTCTTACTTTAGTTACAATATTAACACTACCAGAATTAACGTCTTGTAAAAAACGTATATCAGGAATAACAGAAGAAATAGAAGTGAATTGGGTGCCATCACCTATATCAAAATCGCTAGATTCTACATATACATTAGTCATAGCACTACCGTCATCGTTATAACCTATTTCATGTTGGTATAAATAATTATCTTTAACAGCTTGCGGATAACTTTCTACACCTGAATCTAGCCAAGCCGTTCTTTCTAATTGACCGTAATACCAAACTTTTTCTAAAGTGTTATAAATAACATAACGATCTATTTCTGTGCTGTCTGAAGAACAATAAAACCAACCTACTTCATTATTTTCACTATTAGTAAACCCATGTACTTTCCAAGCTTGTCCATTGTTAAAATCAGAAAAAACATAATTTTGTACGCTACACGGCAATTTGTTTACGGTTGCATTGTAAACATAAAAATTACCATAACTCATAAAATAAATCCCATCAGAAGCAGTAATTGCAGCTTTAGGGCCTATTAAACCAGTAGACTCATTCACCAAATTTATAGCAAATGTAAAAGGTGGACCTACAAATTGCATAGAATAAATCGAAGTATCAGTAAAAATAATAATTTCTTGTCTAGATTTAGCCGCGCCTATAATTACAGAACCGCTTGATAAACGTAAAGAACCTGCTGTGTTAGATATTAAAGGTTCAAAATTTGTAGCATCTTCTTGATCTGAAAATGCAATCAACATTGGATCTATAGTTCCAGTTCTAGAACTGCCTGATATTGGATCAGCACCTAATACAATTAAATGTCTGTCTATTTCAGAAGTAATAACTTGTAAACCAACCGTAGGGACTAAAGTTCCTGATAAAGCGACTGCTCTGGTTGTTAGTGCATTTTCTTCTACCCAACGATATATGCCCCCTGCTCTTGGGTTAATAATTAAATCTTCACCAAAATTATCTTGCGACCATAAACGTAATTGATTAGTAATACTTAATGCAGTAAGGCTTCCCCAAGTGCCAGCACTCCAAAGTCCTGCACCCCAACCTGTAGACTCAACATAAACATCTAATCCAACATTTATTTGATAAACTCCATCTACTCCAGAACCACCATTCCCAGTATCAGAGCCATTAGCTGTCGCCGATGCTACAAAAGTATAAGTATTGGCTGATGGAACAGAAGTAATTTGGTGTTCTGTATTTAAAACGGCAGCAGTAATTACACCATTTAAAGTAACAGCACCACTTATAGTCACAAAATCATTAACAACCGCTCCATGACTGGAATCCGTTGCTGTAATAATAGCAGAACCAGATGTTGCTGAAAAAGTGATACTATTGGTGCTGGTTTTTCTAACAGGCGTAATATCATTATAAGCGGCACCTTCTTTTATATAATATTTCCATGTAGTACCTAATCCTAGATATTTATTACCTTCTAAAGCAACCCAATTGTGTAATGCTCGAGCAGTTCCTAAATAAGTCTCAGTTGTTAATTTTTCCCAGCCACTCATTTTTTCAACATGTCCGTTTCTAAAACGAATTAAATTACAGTCAAACCATCCCCCTTCGTTGTCATAAGCAGTTCCTTCTCGATTTATGCCTGGCTTTAATTGTAATTTAGTATAAGCCATTTATACTTCTCTCCATTCTTTACTTTCAAATAAAAGTGCTTCTGCTTCTCTTCTTTTTATTAAACCGTCTAAAATTTTTCCATCAGCTTTATTCCATCGTTTTATTTGTTCAGGCACATCAGAATATCTTTCTTGATTTAATACAGTTAATAAAGTTGAATTTCTAAAATTAGTAGGTCCTAAATTGTAAATCCAAGCAACAAGAGCATCAAATTGATTTTGATTTAAAGAAACTTTAACCATTTTATCAATGTATTCACAATATTCTATTAACTCTTCATCCAACATGTCATTTGCTTCTTGTTGAGTTATTTCCATATTTTCTGTAACGTTTTTTGTATGCCCATATCCAATTGTTAAAACATTTGCTGGACATCTATACGCTTTTAATTCACATCCTTCAAAGCGTTTAATTAGAGCCAATCCTTCTTTTGATATATTCATACTATTCTCCCCAAGTCCCATCTTTTCTAACTTTAGCTTTTTTTGTACCACCCCAATAAGGAGAAGCCAAACCTTCTTCAATAAGTTTCGCACAAATATCATTTCCATTGCAATCGTAAGGAATACCAAGCAATCTCCCGTACTTGCCACGCCCTAATGATTTAATTGTTATGTCACCAGTCAACAACTCTTTTAATCTCGCTTTGGCTTGTAAGCCTAGCTCTTTTTCTCTAATTCTTTCAGGTTGCCTTTTGGTATTGACTCTAGATTCTGGTGTGTCAATGCCAGCCATTCTAACATTTTGATTTGCTAACTTAATATTAAATCCTAAATCAATTTCACTTAATACAAACCCATCACCATCTATTACTCTTTCTAAAGTGGCCCTATATACAAAAGTTTCTGGTGTATCACTCATTTTTTTCCTTTTTTGGTTTATCTAATTCTCTATAATATTTAATAATGGAAAGTATATCTTTAGTATAACGAGTAATTTCTGCCATATCCATACTCAAATTCTCATATTCTTTACTAGAGAGTGCGTAATAAGCTTTTCGTGGTGCTTCACCTTTTTCTACTAAATCCAAATATTCTTGCATTAATTCTGGCGTAATAATTTCCCAATCTACATTAGTAAGACTCATTGGATAGGGCAGAGGAGGGTGATACATGGGAGGTCTTTCTGCAATACTTCTGACTTCAACAGGTTTTACGCTAGACATCATAGAACATCCAGCAAATAAAAAAACTAAACTAATCGCTATTATTTTATTCATTGAATTGATTAGGATTGCTTAATTTTTCAAGAGTAGCCATAACTCTAGTAGATGCTTTATTAATTTTGCTTTGTAACAAACCTGGTTTAGCTAAAGCTAATTCATCTAAATCATGGTTAGCAAATGTTTTTCTTAATCTGTTTACATCTTGCATGGCTTTTTGTTTGTCAGCTTCAAGTTGATTAAGTTGTGTTTGTTGATTCTTTTGTTGTTCTAAATAATTTTTGATAGATTCGTTTTGTTTTTCTATCTCAATTTCTAAAACAATTTGATTGCCTTTAAGAGTAGCAATTTGGTCATTTAGATAATTTATCCAATAAAAAGAACCACCTGTTACAAAAACCAGTATTCCAGCCAAGACCAGAGCAGCTTTCATTTTAATTGCTTAAAGGGTTTTTATTGTCTTCCTTTAAACTTTTAATTTCAGCCTTTATAGTGGCTATATCTGTTTTAATTTCAGTCACATCGGGTATTGATATTCCATCTATTTCTTTTTCTAAAAACTGTACTGATGTTTCAATACTAGCAAAACGTTCTTCAATAATTTTCATTTCATTTTCAGTTTCACCAATACCGCCAATCTTAGCTTCTAGGTTCTCTAATCGGTTAACATACGTTGCACCTGTATAGCCAAAACCAGCTAAAGTTCCTATTATGGTAACTAATGCTATTATCTGTGTTGTTTTATTTTGAAACCAGTCCATAATTTTCTCCTACAAATTTGGTTGTAAATTAATCATACTATTCATCTTAGTGATACTATTCCCAGCTAAACTATAATACCCAGTTATATTATCGGGTAAATACGCGTTACTGTAAATATCTTCGCTTTTATACCATGTTGTTTGAGGGGGAATCACTGCGTCACTATAAGTATTAAATCCAGGAACATACCCCATATACGCTACTAAACTAGCTTCTTCTCCGTATTTTCCTGTTGTTTCTTGTGTGGCTTGTCCTTCTTCTTGTTGTTCTTTAATATTGTTCGCTATTATTTTATCGGCTATTTGATCTGCTTCTGATGAAGTCATCACTCCTGATATAGCCGTATCAATTTGATTGTCCATAGTAGTGACTTGCACATCAGCCATTACTATTTGTGGGTTATTATCTACAGTAGGCATAGGCGTTACACTAATAGAAACATTACTTACTGCTCCTGTATCACTACTTAACGAAAGGACAGTATTGGTTTGCACAGCAGCCGAAGCAAACTGGTCTGATCTACTTGGTGAACTGGTGGTACTAATTCCTCCTCCAGAAGAACCTGTACTATTTGTTGCACTAATAGTATTTGTACTACTATTAGAATTATTTATAGTTGCACTAGAAAAACTATTATTAGCCGTTCTAATGGTGCTGTTTACAATACTTAACGCTCGTTTTCTGGTCATAGAACTTTCGCCTCGTTCTTCTCTTTCGGCTATTTCAAGCTCATCTAACTCTTCTTCAAATATTTCTTCTTCTGCTTCTAGTGTTTCTTCTTCAGCTAGTCGTTCTTCTATCGCTTCAAACACTTCTTCTACCGCTTCTTCTTCAAATATTTGTTCGATAAATTCTTCTTCTGGTGCTTCTTCTAAATTAGCTATTTCTTCAAATATTTCTTGAATTTCCTCTTCTGCTTCTGCTAATTCTTCTTGTAGTTCTGTTTCTTCTTCAAACCATTCGTCTAATTCTGCTATGCTGTTAAATTCTATAAATATTTCTGGCTCGCTATAGTCCTCTATTAAAAAAGTTTCTTGAAATGTAAATTCTTCTAATAGTATTTCTTGTTGGTAGTATTGTTCTTGTTCTGCATCATACACATCCATCAGTACATCTACATCGTCATAAGAGGTTAGGTCTGTGGTATTCCAATTCACCATGCCATCATCACCAAAAGTAACATCTGTACCAAACCATTCGTCTACTGTTGTTTGTCCAAACTGTTCAGTGTCTAGTGCGTACCAATCTGCATCGGTAAAGTTTTCACAAGCGTTCTCATAACAAGGATCGCTAGGATCTAGCCACTCGTCATATGCTGAGTCGTACCACATAGTTTCTTGTGCATAATCATTAGGATTATAATAAGCTACAGAAGATTCTTGGCTATAACCAGCACAAAAGGGTGCGTATTGTGAATCATCATCGCATTGTTGGTCATCATACGCTTGTAAGTAACTAGGACACGATTCACTATAAAGCTGAGTGACATTACATTGTTGGGTTAAATAGGCTGCTGTATAACCACTACAATCCTCATCATATAAAGAATTTAACGCACATTGTTGAGCCAGATAAGCAACCGCATAACCAGAACAGTTGACTGAGGTTAAAGGTACAGTTGCACATAATGATTGAGCTGTACCATCACCAAATAAAGAGCCACCATTTTCTAATAACGTATTCTTGGCATTACTACTGGAGTTCCAGTCATAGCTAACACAAGTTCCAGAAACATCAGTCGTTCCTGTACTGCACTCATCAAAAAAATGGTAGGTATAAAGTTGTGAGGTACTTCCCTGTTCGCCTATTAAAACATCATGGCTAATAATATCCAATTCTCCATAACGATACTCATAAGTGTTATTAGGGTATAACCATACTTCTATACTGTTATCAGAATTAGCACGATTGTATTCCCTCATGTTATACCAACCAAAAATCGTGTAATCATCAAAGGCTTTAGCTTTCATGGCTGAACCGCCATCTTTTATTAGATCAGTCCAAAATGGAAATAAAGTATTGGTGTATTGAGGTAGAGGATCAGGGGTATAATCTCCGCAATAACTGCCTGTCAGGTTAAAGTGTAAACAGCCATTAGTAGCCATTCTTGCTTGGGTATAATCATTATCGTAAAAAGTAAAAGTGAATCCTAAATTAAATGCAGAAGAAACTGAATCATCATTTGAACCTAATCCTGTTGCACCTGATGAATTGGTTTGCAAATCATATAGGGATTGACTTCCTTCATAGACATAATCCGCTTTAGCTGAAAAAGATAAAAATAAAGTTATTAACCCTATTAATAACATTCCACCAATAACAATTAATTCTGCCCAGTATTTATCCTTCTTGCGTGGCATTTTGTTTCTTCCATTCTTTCTTACAAGTACGTTTAGATTTACTTACGCCTTTTTTATTAGGTGAAAGCCAACATTTTTTCATAAACGCATCATACAACCCTTCTGAATCAGGTCTTTCGTCTGTATTGGACGCCCATGCTGCTGTTGCTTCTTTACCTATTTTGCCTTTATATGGACAAGGAGTTCCTGCCATTTCCATAGCTTGAAACACTCGATTATCCTGGCAAAGTAAACTAACAGAGGCCACCTTCATTCCCATATCATATAAATACTTACTAAGTTTAAGCCTTTCACAATTCATATCACGCACGGTAGTACCGCCAGAAAAACCAAATAATTGCCCTTGTAAAGCTCCGCTACGCCCTGTCGTGCAAAGGTCCTGGCTGTAACTCATAATACTTGGTGCTATGGCCGAGGCTGGAGGACTTTTAACTCGTTGCTCTATAACTTGGGTAGAATTTGATTGGTTAACATTTGTGTTCGTGTTATTGGCGTTTATATTATTGTTATTTGTGTTCTGATTATTCGTTGTAACATTGGACTCTGAAGTGCTGTTATTCACATTCGTATTAGTATTAGCAGATGTTGATGTATTACTGCTAGTGTTGTTGGATGTCGTATTATTAGTAACCGCCTGAGTAACATTTGAAGTATTGGTTGATGTACTCGTATTTACATTGGTGTTAGCATTGGTATTCGTATTATTTGAAGTCGCTGTGCTAGTCGCTGTTGATGTATTTACATTGGTGTTAGCGTTAGTGTTAACATTAGTATTATTAGCAGTATTGGTAGCTGTTGTCGTAGTGGTGTTAACATTGGTGTTAGCGTTAGTGTTAACATTAGTATTATTAGCAGTATTGGTAGCTGTTGTCGTAGTGGTGTTAACATTGGTGTTAGCGTTGGTATTATTGTTGGTATTAGTATTGGTATTAGCGTTGGTATTAGTATTGGTATTCGTCGTCGTTGTGGAATTTACAGTCGTTAAATTATTATTTTCACAATTATCTGTACCATTCGTACAGCCTGTGCCTGTTTGCGCTTCTGCCGCCTGCAATCCTCCGGTGAAAAGCATCCCCAGACTTATTAACAGCAATAGTCTCTTTATATTCATCTTTCATTATTATACCTCATTCAAACCAATTGCGAACTTCTCCGAGCACTTCGTTGCTAATTTTTACTTTATTAAGTAAATTTCTTAAAATTTGCTCATCCACTGTGTTTTGAGCAACTAAGTCAATGTAAGTACAGCTGCGCTGTTGCCCAATTCTGTGTATGCGGTCTTCGGCTTGAACCCTGAGTTCTAAGTCATAGGAGTTAGAATAAAAAATCATGGTGCTCGCCTCAGTTAGAGTAATACCTCTACCCCCTGTTTGTGGGTTAGATATAAAGTATTTTAAATCATCTTCTGGGTCTTGAAATTTATCAATAATTTTTTGTCTTTGGTCCTGTGGCGTTTTACCGTAATAAGAAGCCGCTGAATTTTCTCCAAATTTTTCTTTTATGGCTCGTTCTAATTCAGTAATGTCTGTTTGAAACACGGCAAATATTACTACTTTCCCAGAAGTTTCTTCTAATAGATCTAATACAGTAGAAACACGATTGTTTTTTAACAAAATAGTTTCGCCTTCTTCGTTGCGTAAGCTACCCGCTACAACTTGTTGAAGTCGCATTAACTGTGTCAACATATTCATGGTAGAAAACAATTGCTCGTCCAACACCATCAATGCTTCTCTTTTCATAGTGCCGTACGCAGTTTTTTGTTCGTCGCTTAATTCTACATAACGCTTAATATAGACTTTAGCTGGGAGGTCTAAACATTCTGTTTTTGTTTTTCGTATAGAAAAATCTTTAAGACTTTCTTGTAGTTCTTCTAATCTTTGAAATCCTGTAATTTGTTGGAAGGAATGTCTGCCCATTGTCCGTGATTGAGTAATAGCGTATCTTGCGCGAAAAGCAAAAAAACTACTAAAGCCTAATAAATTAGGGGACAAAAAATAACATTGAGAATAAAGATCTAATGGCGCTTTGGTAACTGGGAATCCTGTAAGAATTCTTCGATAGTCCGCTAAAGGAGCCAATTTAATTAAATGTTTTGTTCGTTTTGCGTTGGGGTTTTTAATTGTAGTAGATTCGTCGACTACCATCATAGCATCGTGTGTTACTAAAAACTCTTCCACAAATTTGCACGCTTTTACTGTTGCAAAAGCTTCTACGTTTACTAAAAAAATATTTAAAACTCCGGTGCTATCTTCTTCGACCATCTTTTTATAGGCCGTGGTCCATCGTTGTGTGTGGTTAGGTTGCCATACTAAAACATTTCTTTGTATGCGATCTGGCAAATGCTTATTAATTTCATGCACATCCCAATTAGGCAAATTTCCTTTTGGGCTTACAATCAATAACCCAGAAATTTTTTGATGCTCAAATAATAATGCGGCGTTATCTAAAAGTATTTTTGATTTGCCTAGCCCCATTTCTAGAAAAAGAGCAAATAAGGGGCTGTCTAAGCTAAGCTCTAAAGTATCGGTTTGATGTTGGTATGGTTCAGTTTTATATTCATAATTTTGTAAGTTCATAAGTTCAGTCCTTTATTCTTCGTTATACATCCTATTCTTCTCTGGGACGTGTTGCATATTTATTATATAGTGTTATAGTAACTATGCAACCTTGAGTTGATTAACGAATAACCGGAGAAAAAATGACAAAAATTAAAGACTTGTTTGAAGATAGCACCACTAAAGCCGTAGAAGAAATAAAAGACTCTTCTGTCCAGGACCTTAGTACACTTTGTAATAAATTATTGCGAGTGGAAGGAATGGTTGGCAATGTTGAAGAAAGGCTTAAAAGACTCAAAGAGCAACAGAGAGAACTCTCTGAACAAATAATCCCAGATAAACTATCACAACTAGGCGTAACTGACTTACGTTTAGAAGATGGCTCACGTATTACCGCTGATCCTTTTTATAGCGCCCGTATTAGTGCAGATAATTTAGAAGCTGCACATACTTGGTTGCGTGAAAATGGTCACGGCGACATCATCAAGAACACATTGACCTTAACTTTTGGTCAAGGCGAGGATGAGATCGCAAAAGAATTGGGAGAAATGTTGATTTCAAAAGGGCATATACCCGATGAGAAAGAAGCAGTTCACTCAAGTACCCTTCGTGCGTTTGTAAAAGAACAAATCGAATCGGGTAATGGCGCGTTTGACCCTGATGTGCAGAAGAAATTTTCTGTGTATCAAGGCAAGCGTACAAAAATAAACCGTTGAACGAAAAAACTAAGGAGTAAAAAATGGCAACGAAGAAAGAAAGTGATGGGACGGCTTTAACGTCCCTTTTTGAGAACATCGAAGAGAAAGGTTTCGGTGATGTAGGAGCGGAAGACCTCAGAACTCCGCGTGTGAGCATAGTCCAAGCATTGTCCCCACAAAGACAAAAAGCTTCGGCTGATTATGTGCCAGACGCAGAGGAAGGAGACATCTTTTTCTCAGGTAATGCTACTTCTATAAGTGGCGACGAAGGTCTGGCATTTCTACCAGTTTTCTACAACAAAACTCTAGTTGAGTGGAAGTTGCGTGAAAAAGGTGGAGGGCTTGTTACCGTACATCAATCCGATTCAGATCTTTTAAATCGATGCACACGCGATAGTCAAGGTAGGTTGATAACGCCAAATGGGGAAACTCAATTGACGACAACAGCTAACCATTATGGCTACGCGCTAGTAAATGATGCACCTCAAAAATGCGTCATTAATATGACAGGCTCGCAGCTAAAACATTCTCGCGCTTGGAACACCTTGATACAAGGCACAAAGATACAGGGGCAGAAAGGGTTATTTACCCCACCTGCTTATTCTCACTGGTATCGCCTAAAAACTCAGGTGGAATCCAATGATCGTGGGTCGTGGTACAGCTATAGTATTACGCAAGAACGGGTGTTAGCAGAGAAAGATACTGAACTCTTTAAAGAGGCAGAAGAATTCTCGAAGTTCTGTTCAGCTGGAGGCATGGATTCATTGCAGGGTCCTAAAGCTTCCACTATAGAAGATAAGTCGTCTACCGACAAAGATTGGGAAGACTAAATCTATATAGAAGGGTCCCCAACATCGTTAGGGTGTTGGGGTTTCTTACAAATTATTTATGGAAGAAATTGCAAAAAAATTTATGGAAGTATTCTCCGGTCTGGAGAGAGCGCACGGTGTATATGAAATAACTGGACAAAAAAGCACAGCAAAGGGTGTTAAAAAAGACGGACACGGAAGAACTTTACAAGAGCCACTAACTTTAGAATTGTGGCAAGAACATTTGAAAGGTAAAAAATCTATCGGTGTCATTCCATTAAAAGATGATGAAACCTGTAAATGGGGGTGTATTGATGTAGATGAATACCCCATTAACACGAATCAATTATTAACAAAGATTAAAGATATGGCGCTTCCTTTAGTGCCGTGCATGACCAAATCAGGAGGGGTGCATTTATTTTTATTCACTAAAGAACCCATACCAGCTTTTAAACTACAAGGGAAACTAGAAGAGATAGCTGCCGCAATGGGGAGAACGGGAGACGAAATATTCCCCAAACAATACGAATGGTCTAAACAACTACCTAAAGAAAGGCAAACCGGTAATTGGTTAAATATGCCTTATTTTGCTGGAGAAGACACAACGCGGTATGCGTTAACCAAAGAAGGCGAAGCAGCTAGTATTGAAGAATTTTTTGAGATTGTAAAGAAGGCCTCTATCACTGAAAAACAAATAGACGCCTATATCCCTGTTAAGAAGAGTCGCAGAAAGCAAGTGGCAAAAGGTGAAAGTCTTTGGGACGAAGCGCCTCCTTGTTTAGTTCATATGAAATTAAACGGCATCCCAGAAGGAATGCGTAATAATGCGTTGCTTAATTATGGCGTTTTTCTACGCAAAGCTTTCCCAGAAGGAGAAGAATGGAAAGACAAACTGCAAGAAATTAATAAAACTGTGTGCGCAAAGCAGTTGTCTCATAGTGAGTTAAGCACAATTATTTTAAGCTTGGAAAAAACCGAATATAAATATCAATGCGGTAAACAACCTCTAGTGGATTTTTGTCAAAGTGGTATTTGTGTGACTCGTCGTCACGGCATTGATGCGTCAGAAAGAGAGCCTAATTTTGGTGGGTTAAGAAAGTATTTAACAGATCCTCCACTTTGGCATTTAGATGTAGATGGACGAACCATTGTTTTAGACACTAAACAACTACATAACTTTTCTATGTTTCAGCAACGGTGTATGGAAGTTTTAAATCAATGCCCACCGGATTTAAAGAAATCGGATTGGGTAGCACGATTAAACAGCTTGCTTCAAGAAGTACAAGAAGTGGATGTGCCGTCTGATATGACAAAGCATGGTTTATTGCAAGCCGCTATTTATGAATTTTGTCGTTTATCAGAGTCTTCCTCAAAGTTAGCAATTGCTTCTAGCGGAGTATATAGACACGAAGAAGATAAAGAAAAGCAATGGTGGTTTACTGGAAGAGATGCGGTTATTTTTATTCAAGAGTTTAAAAAGATGCGCACCATAAAAGAAGCAGAAGTTTTTACAGAACTGAAAGAAATGGGAGCATTTAATCTAGCTAAATATATTGATAAGTCGGTAGGTAATAAGAAAGTTTGGGTGTTGGATATAGAGGAGTTTGATGAAACAACTATTTCAGCGTCTGATTTTAAGGTAATGGAGGAACCAAAAGCATGGGAGTAACTAAGTATTTTGGCCCACCAGGGACAGGAAAAACAACTACATTAATGAACATAATAGAGGAACACTTAGACAAAGGAGTGAACCCACAAAAAATTGCGTTCATTTCTTTTTCAGTGAAAGCAGCGGACGAAGGTAAGAATAGAGCCCATGCACGATTTGGTTTAGGCTTTGATGAAATGCCTTATTTTTGTACTAGCCATGCGTTTTGTAAAAGAGCTATGGGTATTTCTCAAGTTATGAATGGTCGAAATGTATTTGAGTTTCTTGAAGAGTATGAGTTCAATTTAACAAAAAAGTATAATAATAGCGCGAGAGCGTTGAGGACAGTGGTCCAAGATCCCTACTTCGACATCATAGAGCGCGCAAAAGCAAACTGTCGCTCTTTGAAAGAGGAGCGTTTATCTTTAGAGAAAGAGGAGCGTAAAGGGGTGGTTATACATATGCTAGAACCGATAGCCGAAGCATGGGAAACATTTCGTTTGTCTAGAGTGCCACCAATTCATTCTTTTGCAGATATGATTAATAAGTTTTTAGCAGACGGCACTCCTCCAGAATTAGATCTATTAATTGTTGATGAAGCGCAAGATTTAGCGGAGTTAAATTGGAGGTTAGTAGATGCTTTATCTGCTAATGCCGAACAAACCTATATTGCTGGAGACGACGACCAAGCTATCTATGAATGGAATGGTGCAAAACCTCAGCGTTTTGTAAATTACCGAGGAGAGAATGTTATTTTAGATCAATCGTATCGTATTCCTTCGTTAGTACACCCATTAGCGGAAAGAATATCGCACAGAATTAGTGTCAGAGAACCTAAGACATATAAGCCTAGAGCAGAAAAAGGAACAGTCAGTAAAGTGAGTTCCGTAGAACTATTGCCTGTGCACAGTGGTCAATGGCTCATTCTTGCATCGTGTGACTATATGTTGACGGATGCTTCGAAAGGCTACAATGTACGAAAGTATTTAATTGATAATGGTTATCCATTTACACACAATCATTTTCGATATATCTCTCGTAAGATGATGTCTGCACTAACGGTGTGGGAAAAGTTAGCTAAAAATGAAGAAGTGACTCTTGGCGAGTTGGATGATTTGTATTTTTATTTAGGTAAAGCTGGAGTAAAACGAGGTTTTTTAACGCAAGTAACCCAAGCCCCTAATAAAAATCAAACGGTTAATGTTAAAGAGATCATTGATAACTATGGATTACGAGAAGAGTGTTTAGGCAAGGATTGGAAAGAAGTATTTAAAACAACGATCGATGTAGAACGAAGAGGTTTTATCGAAAGAGCAAGGACGAATAACGAAGATTTAAAAGGAGAACCACGAATTGTCATTTCAACTATTCACCAGGCAAAAGGTGGGGAAGCGGAGAATGTAGCTGTGTATTTAGATCTTTCTAAAGCGCAGAAACAAACTTCTATGTTACAACCAGATGGGCTACACAGACAGTTCTATGTCGCTATTACAAGGACAATTGAGAACTTGTACTTAATCCAAGCCCAAGACGATTATTATAGGTATGTTATATGAGTTTTATTTATAAGCCCCCAACGGAATGGATTGCTCCCGACTCTTTTCCAACCGAACAATTATGCCAAGCAAAAGAAATTGCTATTGACCTTGAAACACGCGATCCTAATTTAAAACAGTTAGGTCCTGGATATATTCGAGGCGATGGAGAAGTGGTTGGCGTTTCTTTTGCTATTGATGGATACGCAGATTATTTTCCTTTTGGTCATGAAGCCGGTTTTAATTTTTCTAAAAAGAAAGTATTGGAGTTTACAAAAAAGATTTGTGCTACCAATAGCGATAAGATTTTTCACAACGCAACTTACGATATAGGGTGGTTGGCTAAAGAAGGAATAACAGTAAGCGGTAGGATTATTGATACTATGATTGTTGCTCCGCTTATCGATGAGAATCAATATTGGTATACGCTTAATGCGTTAGGTCGTGAATACATTAATGAAGGAAAAACTGAAGCAGACTTGAATGCAGCTGCCGAAGAGTGGGGGCTAGATCCCAAGGCTGAAATGTGGCGCTTACCATCAGCGTATGTGGGGACTTATGCAACACAGGACGCCGCTCTCACGCTAAAGTTATGGAATCACTTTAAAGTTTTATTAGAAGAACAAAATCTTTGGAACATCTTCGATTTAGAAATAGATGTCCTCCCAGTTGTGTTGGCAATGAAACAAAAAGGAGTTCGCGTCGATATAGAACGAGCAGAAAGTTTAAAAATAGAACTGGTCAAGCGCGAGAAACAGATTATACAGAAAATCAAAAAAGAGTCCGGTGTTCCCGAAGTCCAGTTATGGGCAGCGAAGTCTTTAGCAAAAGTATTTGATGTGTTGAAGTTAACTTATGTACGAACGCCTACTGGATTGCCTAGTTTTACAAAAGCGTTTTTGGAGAACCATACACACCCTGTTGCAAACTTAATACGAGAAGCCAGAGAAGTAAATAAAACACACAGTACTTTTATTGATTCTATATTAAAGCACGAACACAACGGAAGGATTCATGCCGAGATTAGACAACTTCGAGGAGAAGCCGGTGGCACTGTCACAGGTCGGTTGTCCATGAGCAATCCAAACTTACAGCAAGTGCCTGCACGAAACAAGGAAATTGGCCCATTGATTCGTTCTTTGTTTTTGCCCGAAGAAGGAGAGCAATGGTGTTCTGCGGATTTCTCTCAACAAGAGCCTAGAATTCTTACGCACTACGCAAGTCGTTCTAAGTATGAGGGAGCCGAAGCGATTGCGGATGCGTACCACGAAGGAGACGCAGACTTTCATCAAGAGGTGGCGAATCTTGTGGATATTGATAGAAAAACGGCAAAGACTATTGGTCTTGGCATTATGTATGGTATGGGTAAAGGAAAACTAGCCGATCAGTTAGGCGTTACAGTAGACGAAGCGTCTGAGATTTTACAGAAGTTTAATACGTACGCTCCGTTTGTAAGGCAGTTAGCGGATTCCGTTATGCGTAGCGCTAATCAAAAAGGATATATTAAAACAATTTTAGGAAGGAGGTGTCACTTTGATATGTGGGAACCTCTTAAATATGGTACTGGCAGACCTTTAAAACACAAAGAAGCGGTGCATGAGTACAACGGAGAAATTAAAAGAGCTTTTGTTTACAAAGCTTTAAATAAACTAATTCAAGGGTCCGCTGCGGACATGACTAAACAGGCGATGGTGCATTGCTACGAAGCAGGCTATTTGCCTCTTTTACAGGTACACGACGAACTCGTGTTTTCAGTAAGAGACAAGGATGCGGTAAAAAACATCTGTCGGTTAATGGAGAAAGCAGTTCCTTTGGATGTTCCTAATAAGGTAGATGCTGAACTTGGGAAGAATTGGGGCGATTCTATGGGAAACCCCGAATAAAAGTTAGGATATATCTTAGCTTTCAGTGTATAATGTAAAATTACAGGAGTAAAAAATGGATACAGATAGATGGAAAAGCGTAGCAATACGTAAAGAGATTGTTGAACTAGCTAATGGAATTGGTAAAAAGACTGAACGACCTACTAGCAATGTATTTGCTTTCGCCGTAAAAAGGCTAGAAGCGGATCTTAAAAGTGGCCGTTTGAACGACGTTCCTAAATCGTAGCTATGAAGAACAAAATACTGTACGAATCACCGTACGAGTATGGCGTATTTGAAAGTGAAGATACTAAAGACGGAAGGTTTTACGATTGCAACGGCAATAAACTACCTTCGGTCACAACGATTTTGTCTGCTACTAAAGAAGGCGACAGCTTAAAAAAATGGCGTGAGAGAGTAGGCGAGGAAGAAGCCGAACGCATTAGAACAGAAGCTGCAGCAAGAGGAACCTATATGCACGACCTCCTGGAGCGCCAACTTCGAGACGGCGAAATCTGGGATTACAAGCCTAACAATGCGGATGAAAAACGAGCGTACAAAATGGCGTGTACCATTATGGACGAAGGGTTGCCTAATGTTTCTCAAGTGTACGGTTGTGAAATATCGCTGTATTACCCAGAAAAATATGCGGGTAAGTCAGATGTGGTAGGAGTTCACGAAAATGAATTAGCTATTATGGACTTTAAACAAACCAATCGACCTAAACGCAGACAATGGGTGTGGGACTACTTCCAACAATTAGCTGCATACGCATTGGCGCACAACGAACTTTACGGCACAGACATTGAAAAAGGAGTTATTATGATGTGCTCTATAGATTGTTTGTATCAAGAATTTGTTTTGGAAGGCGACGAATTTAAAAGAGCCGCTGATACTTGGATGGAACGAGTAGAAAAGTTTAATCAGGAAAAGTATCCTTCCCGTACAGTTTAATCTTAGCGTCAAGTAAAAAGTCGTAACGATCCTGTATTTTTTCCCAAGGAAATGTTCGTTTAATGTCTGATGGATTTCTACCTTGTTTTCTTTGTGTGGCTTTCATTAATTCAGTATTTCTGTCAAAACCCTCTTCAATTGACTTGGGCAGTTCCCAAGGCGTATATATTCCGTCTTTAAGATTATACAAAGTATCAGTGTAAATGCCTGCTTGACTTGTTAAACGTTCAATAGCCTCATCATACGTACTTTCATCCATTTGCCTGCTTTTAAAAGCAAGATATTGGTAATAAAAATCTTTTTGTAGCCCAAGCCAAATTCTATTCGCTGTATCATAATCCGCCATAATTTGTTCTTCTGTCATAGGGCCTTGATATATCCTAGCATCTCGCATCATGCTTTCAGCATACCTTTCAAACTTGCTAACAAAATCACCTACACGAAACTTAATACTTTTATTAGAATCGTATTCTGAAAGCATACCGCCTCCCATACGCAAAAGTGCTTCCATTTTAGACACAGTATTTCCATATTTATCAAATCGTTCATCCCCTTCTGCAAAAGCTCGTGCTACTTTACCGTATTGGCTTAATACACCAGGCCCTGCTTGGGTAAATATGTGTCTTAAAACGTCTTGAACAATTGCCGTACCGCTTTCTTTTGGGTTATAAATAGCACTTTTTGCACGATTGTTTTTTTGATTGTTTAGCACTTCTAGCATTACTCCTGGTCCAATAGATACCTGAGTATAAGTACTAGCATAGTCATAAGCCCACCATGCTATTCCTTTAGCTACACTTATCGCTGCCGCTTCGTCATCAAACTCTCCTTGGCGTAACGCATTTAGAATAGTTGGTTTCATTTGAGTAATACCAGTGTGCGGAAACAAATAACTCAAATCCAAGAAATATTGTACACCTTTTTCAATTCTACTAGCAGTTAATAGTTCATGGTTAAACGCATATTCCGGCCCTACAACAGCTGCTGCTTCTAAATCTTCTTCGTCTGTATCAAAATGATATGCTGCAGCGGTAGCTAAAACGCTTGAGGCAGCACCACCCATAACTCCATATAATAAAGATCTTCGTCCTATGCTGTTCATAGGCTTTACGTTTCTAGATACTATTGATTCTGTTCCGTCGTCCAATCGGTAAGCTATTCCTTCTTTTGCCAATTTAGCTTCTTCCATTAATCCATCAGATAGTTCAAACCTAAGTTGTTTCGATCCAATTTTAACTATATTCGCAGATGTAGAAGCAATTAAAGTAGGAAAAGCAATAAAATTACCGATTATTAATCTACGCCACCACCCTGCAAACAGACCTAAATAATCATAATTAGGAATTTTTTGACGTACGTGAAATGCCGATATTTCTTCAATAGCTTCATCTACATTAGTTAAAGTACGTAATTTTTTGCCTAAACTAGACGTATATTCTACATTGCTTGAATCATCAGGAGCTAACGGAGCAATTTTTCGTCTATAACGAGAACCACCAAAATTAAAAGTTAATGTGTTTGCGTATTCTAATAAAACTTTTAATTTCATATCGTTTGTTAAGCCGTTTTTTAAACCAGATTTTTGATCTAATTCTGCCAAAGCTTCTCTTATTTGAGTCATGTCTACACCCCAAGCCAACATTTTAAAAATATCATCGGCAGCAGCATACGTATCTTTTGCAACTTTAATAACTCTACCGAAGCCAACTGCTCCTATTCCTGCTCCGAGTATAGTCGCAGCAGTTGGCAAAAGCCCCAATATAAATGCTCCAGCCCAAAAAGCAGATCCTACTACTGCTGATCCTACTACTCGTGGAGCTATCCCTTTAGGAGCTTTTAAAGCTTCTCCAACAGCAGTCTTATTTTTTAAATAATACGCTGCGTGTAAAACGTCTTTTAAAGTTGGGTTGTTTATATTCCCTAGCTTATTAAACATAGACATTGCTTCAAGTAATTGTGGAGAAGTATTACTAACTCCCAATTGTTGTGCTCTGTGCATAAACTTTCTGCCTTTAGCTGATTCTGGAGTAACGTTTCCATCGGCGTCGTATGGATCAAACCAACCTAATTGCTCTCTAACTGCACGAATTGATTCTCCCCAGCCATCATTTTGTAAATACCCAGCGGTCATAAACATAGCGGCAGCTCCAAATAAGTTTCTTGCTTGAGTTCCAGGAGATAATACAATTAAACCAAATTGAGTTAATCCTTTAGGAATCATAAAACCTACTTCGTATAGCATCCACCAAACACCGTCCTCGGTTTGTGTAACGGTATTTTCTGTAATACCAAGTACTTTAGCTATGTCAGGAGAAGTATAATATCCTGATAAAGGATTAAATGGATTAGGAGCAATCTGCACAGTTAAATTAGCTACTGGTTTAGGAGAAAACATCATTTCTCCGGGAAGGTTATTAAGTTGAATAAGATCATTAAAAAATCTAGTTAGTTCTACCATTTTTCCAATACGAGCTATAGATTGAGTTGCCATTATTCTAGGATCTGTTACTTCTCCTAATAACTTTTTCATAGCTGGGGTTAAGTGAGCACGACTTTTTAATAACGCTCCCGGATTAGCAAAAGTTGCTCCCCCTTGTAAAGTACCCCCTTTTAAAATTTCTGGAAGAGTTGCCACATCTGCGGCTTGAGCATAAGCAGTTCTGCTTGAAAGTACGCCGTGTACTATCGTTCTTGCTTTTTTTTCATTAAACCGAGGATCTCCTCTGTTTAATGCCATTAATTCAGTAACTGCAGCGTCGATTAATTTTCGAGCTGCTTTTCCCTCGTCACTTTTTTTAAATATTGCCCTTGAAGCGAATAATGGGTTATATCCTCTTTCTGTTTCAAATAACTCCATTGTCTGTGTTACATAAGAATTTAATCCCTTTCTTATTGTATCTTTAGTTTCTTCGGGTAAATTAAATTCTTCTATAAGACGAGTGCTTAACGCATCAATTGTTGCGCGAACTTCAAGAGCTACATCGCGCATAGATTCAGGAAGTTGGGCTAAAGAAATTTCACTTTTTTGTGCGCCTTGTTTTAGCCCCTCAAGTATCTCTATTTCGTGTTCTAATTGAGCTGGAGTCATGCCAAGTACTGATCCGCTTGGATCAGGATAGTTTAATTCTTGTCGATAGACGTCTTGAAGTTCTTGTATATTAGCTTCGTCTTCTTTCGTTAGCTCTATTTGGCCTCCTTTTTTTTGTAAAAAAGCTCGAAGTATGTCGTCTCCTTCTTTTATACTTTTAATTTCTCCTTTTTGTTTACTGGTAAGTATGGCTTTATCAATGTCTTCGCCAATCTGTAGAGCTTGTGTTTCAAAAGATTTTGTTCTTCCAATTTGGTCTACCATTAACAATGAACCTGGCACACCTAATACTGCATAAGGTCTTATTTGTTTTGATATAAATGACATTGTAGTTGCAAGAGCATCTTTTCCTCGACTCAAATGCGGCAATGCACTTAAACTTATTGATGTAGACGCTACTACTGCATTTCCAGGAATAAATGAACGTAATGGTTGGCCCACAGCATATTTCTGTGCGTTCGCTGGAGTTTCTCCGCGTGTTTTATTTAACCACTCTCTTGCAGGTTTATTTTGTTCATCATCGGGGGCTAAAACTAATTCTCCTCGCCCACTTTGTATTCTTTCTTCTATAGAAGCGTTTTTGTTTAAGTTCACAATACCTGTTCGTTCAAAACGAACAGAACGTTTTCTAGCTTGATCTACCATGCTCTCTTTGTGTTTTACATTTTGATCTACTATAAGAAGTTGCACGGATAGCGCATTGCCATCGTCTTTAAGTAACGCGTCTAACATTGGTCCTTGCTGGTCTTCTAAAGACGATGGCGTTAATCCACCGTCTTTATCGTATGTAGTTTCCCAAAATAAATCGTGTTCTTGTAAAGGCTTGTCTTTTAATCGTTCTCTTTGCAATTCTCCACTAGCCATATTTTCGACTAATATTCGAGCTAATTTATTTTTTCCTGTTTTAGGATTTATGCTGATATTTTCTGGGCTGTCCCTAAAACCAACTTGTTGAACAAAATTAAATAATTCTTTTTGAGAAAACTTTTCTTTTAATTGTGCTTCATATTCTGTCCTCCCTGCAGCTCCAAGATTATAAATCGGTGTAGTTTTTAAATACTCTACTTGTGTGTCTGCGTTAATTCGTGCCACCCGCGTTTTAGAGTATTGCCCTGGAGTAGCTTCCGGTCCGTATTGTTGTTTTATGTAGTCTGCGTATTCTTCAGGAGACATATTGTCTAATTTTTCTCTTTCCTCTCTAAGAAGTCTAGAGTCGTCAACATAAGATAAAACATCTTTTTTAGCTTGGATTAATGCTTGTTCCATTTTTGCATCTTGTTCTATAAAACCAACTAATTTGGCATAGACACTTTCTTTTTTTTCTCCGGGGAGAACCGAATAGTTGTGCCCAATAGACTTGATTACTTCCGCTAAGTCCGCTGGGCTCATTTCTTTTAATGGAGTCGGGCTCTTGTCGTTTATTTCTTGAAGTTTTGTTTGTACTTCTTCGTCTACAATTACTTGTGTGTTTTCTCTCCAATTAGGATCAGGTTCGTTAGTTGTAGGAACTGCTTTTGGTGGCCCTATTATTGCCTGTGCCCCAGCCGCACTCGCTTCTACAATACCTTGAAAACCGCCTCCAGCCGCTGCTCCAGCTCCTCCTTCCGCCACTGCGGTTTCAATAATTTGTTGAGAACTTCTAAATCCTTTTTCTGTGCCTATTGCTGCGCCCGTTTCTTCAACAATTGATTGTGCAAATTCAGTTCCTCCTTCTCGTCCTGCCGACATTGCCGTGCGTTTTAGCCACGAATTATAAAGTTTATTTAATTTTCCAAGATTCTTTACTCCAACAGATTCCAATATTCCTGATACTCCTGCCGTTGTACCTACAACCATCCAATCCTCCCATGTTGGATCTTGCCCCGCACGACCGTCTCTTTCTAATCGATCGGGCATAGTTGATCCTATTACTCGAACAGCATTAAACACAGCTGGAGTAAGAAAGGCCCCAGCCGCACCCGCAGTAGCTGCGGCTAGAGGATTACCACCAGATGCAACAAATGCTGTCCCTGCAGCGGTGAGGCCACCGCTTATTCGAAGCGCTACATTCCCAACTAATTGCGCCGCTACTTCCATAAGAAATCTAGGGCCTTCTGACCAATCATAATCAAACCAAATATCGTCGTTTTGCCCAATAAATTTTTGTGTAGCACTTTCGTAATTTTCTGGTGCGTCCGTGAAGTCTTCAAGCCAGTCGCTTACGCCTTCTGCTCCAAAGAATTCTAGCCCTTCAGCAACTTGTTCAAACTGTTGATCTATTCCAGATTTGAAAGCTTTACCCAAGTCGTCAAACGCGCCTCTCTCTTCTGTGTCTGTGACTGTGTCTGTGTCTGTGTCTGTGTCTGTGTCTGTGTCTGTGTCTGTGTCTGCGTTTAGTGAATCGAAGAATGCTTGTAGTTCGTCTGGAGACAAAGACGAAGTATTTTCAGGTGTTACGATGTCTAGAGCAGCGTCCGGAGGGACTTCTGGAGGGGCGTTTCCTGCGTTTAGTGAATCGAAGTGTGCTTGTAGTTCCTCTGGAGACAAAGCCATATCATTTTAGAGCTTCAGCTAAAGCTTCTTTTCCCCGCTGCCATTTTTGAAGGAGTTTTTCCATTTCCAGCATATATAAGGTATTATAAGTGCCGTGCTTCCTTACTAGCTGCGCTTTATAGTATAGCTCGCCGCTAGCTTCTGAAAAATCTTTAGGGAAGTTCTTTCTCAGCTTATTTTGTGCTGCTTCAAGCCATGTGGCAAGCGTAAATGTTATTCCCCCATAAGATTGCTGAGCGGCAAACCCTGCGGGGGTTTGCCCCCCTTCAATCATTCGAAGTTGAGCGGCAAGTCGTGGGTATTTCACATTACGGTTACTTGCAAAGCTTTGATATAAGTCGTCTTCTAACTTCCACGGATCTATTATCTTTTTCTTGGGTCCTCCTAAGCCTACTTGTGCTTCTTTTACCGCGTGAGGAGTGTCCCACTTACCACCTGTTCCCCCAGCCCTTGTGCTTGCAGTTGTTGCGTCTTTGTAAATGTCGTCCAAAGCTTCAAGCTCGGCTAATTTTCCAGCGTTTGATGCGTCTCGGTAATGAGACGCTCTTGAACCAGACGACCGATAATTGCTTCGTACCGCTTGACCTATTTTTTTAGCATTATTTATTCTGCGTTCGAGCAAAGCTCTATTAGAGCTGCCAGCGCTTTCTGGGTTGTTTTCAGCTTCGAACTGTTTTTTTTGTAGTCCATCTAAAATCCATGCTGTCTGTTGCTCTGTCTTCATCCCTTTAAAAACTTCTAGGGGTAATCCTTTCACTCCATATTCTTCTAAGTCCGCTTGGGTTTGAATGTTCTTAATAACTTCTATCAGTCCTCCGTTTTTATAGCCAGGAATTTCGTCGCTGTCGTTAATGGGCATAGAAGACCCCATTGAAATTAATTGTTCTAATTCTTGCATAAACACTGGATCTAATAAATCTTCTTCGGGGCTAAATATTTTTATTTTAAAACGTTTTTTTAATTGCGTTAATTGATCTGAATACACCATATTCATTTCTTTAATAAACCCATCTATTTCAGCAACATCTTGTGTGGTAGTAACAAATTCTTTTATCTCATTTTGAAAGACTTGTTTCAGTTCAACAACTGTGCTTTGGTAATCTTCGTCTATGGGCCCTGTTTCAACGGCTTCTTCCACCTCGGTCAATGGACCCACGGGCATACCAGGCATCTCAGGCACTTCCGGATTGGTTGTTGTTGCCATATCATTTAAAGCATTGTTAATGTCCTCATCGCCTTCTTCAAATAATTCCGTGCCTACCAGTCCCCCTGTTTGATACTCTTGAGGATAAGGAGTCATTCCGCCGTGCGTCATTTCGACAGGAGTCATTCCGGAAAGAATCCCCCGCTCTTGGCCAGAAAATATTCGTCTATCTTTCCAATTCATTAGCCTGGTGTCGAATAGGGTGTTGTTGCTGGAGCAGGAATAGTGGTCGTGCCTCCCATGCTTGGGGTACCCGTTGTTCCATACGCATTTGAAGTAGGATTAGCAGCTTGCCACTGCAGGAACTGATTAAACAAATTTTCTATATTTGCATTTTCAGTTGCACTAGGGTTATAGGCACCCATGACATCCGGAGTATTTTTAACACCAAGAATTCCTAATACATCGTTTAAATAATCGTTTGAATTAGTTATAGGATTCCAAGTTGTTGTAGCTCTAGTGTTTGGCAATGCACCCAACATATCTTGCCATTTATTTAAACGCGCCCAAGGTTCGGCTGCCATAGTTTGAGCCCCGGTAAATTGCGCTGTGTTCATTGCGTCTTGAATATTACGCCCAGTAGTGCCTAATTTATCAAAAGTGTTTACTTGATTTTGTAGCCCTGTTTGCCCTGTAATACCAAGATTAGCAAAATTAGTTCCCATTGTGCCTAAACCTTGAGCGGCTGTAAAAGCGTTTTGCCCCGCTGTATCGTAACCTTTAGCTCGCAACCCAGCGATGCCTTCTGCCATCCCTCGACCAAAAGCACTTTCTCTTTCTTGTTCCATTAATCGACCCCGTGAACCACCGTACGCCCCAGAACTCACTGCGCTGAATCGATCTTTAATTCCTTGTTGTTCGTTTACTTTTTGTGCGTCTAATATGGCTTGGTCAATAACGCTTTCTTCGTACGGATTATAAAAACTTTCTATGCCCGACGGCGAATAATAGCCTGCGCCTTCGTGCATCATTTGACTGCCTTGTTTAATATACGGCGTAAATCCACCTAGCCCAGAAGCAAGTTCTCTTGATCGCATTTCGTAAGGATCTAACGGAGCAACTTTTTGGATAGGAATAGGTATGGGTTGCTTAGCTAAAGCGGCTCCGGATTCTAAAAATCCACGGCGCATAGCGCCTGCATACGGCTCCTCGTAAGTAGCGCTTGTTCTTAAGTATTGAGGATCCCCGCTTTGGCCTTGTAAGTAATCTACTAAATCAGATGCCATTATCCTATCCTCTCTGCTTTACGCATCATATCGTATAAATTTTTAGCCCCTATGTTTTGAGTGGCTTTTCGTGTCATGACAAATTCGCCCGGCTCTAATCTTGCCAACGTAACGTCTCCTGGGCCCTCTTTATCGGATAAACTAGCAATGCCGCCTTGTCTCATCCCAATCTTAGCCGAAGTTAAATCGGTTTCTTGTGAAGCGCCTCCTACATTGCCGTACGCTACGCCCGGCATTAACGCTGGAATTAAATTATTAACGCGATAATCGGTTAGATTGCCCGTATCTCCATACGCTTCGCCTCCAACTGGAGCGTAAGTTTTTTCATTGTCTCTTTTACGCAAATACTCCGCCATTGCTAATTGCACAAGTGTATTGTCGTTTAAAAGACCTCCTATGCCTTCTTGGCCATAAACATCCCTTAAACCACTGGATCCACCAAATCCTAGTGCGTCACCAATAGACTTAATGAATTGTGGTGTTCCTCCTCCTCCTCCAAAAGAACTACCTCCCTGTTGACTTATCAAAGCATTTCTTTCATTTACTATTTGTTCTACTTTAGAAGGGTCCATATGTTCTAGCATTTGATCGATTTCTGTATTGCTATAAGGCTTAACATCATCACCACCCATTAAATTATCCAAAAGATGACGATCATCCTTACCCGGAATCACATATTCAATAGCGTCACTTGCAAAATCACCTATGCCTTCAAACATATCCTCAAAAAATCCCCATACGTCCATAATTATATTCTAGCTCGTTTTAGAGCTGTTTTCCTCTTTATTTGATGCACCGAAATAAAAACTAGCAATACCGGAAACTAGCCCGCCTAAATAGCCCAACACCAACGATACAATGGTGTCTGAATTTTGATCGGGTGGTTGAAGAGTTACCGTAAATATATACCCCACAAAAGCAATTAAAGCGATTAACCCAAACACTTTGGGAGTCCAATCCGATTGAAAAGCAGTTCGAGCGTTTTGTATGTCCGCCGTTTGTAGAGCAAAGAGATCTACATCCAGCTCTTTCATCTTTATTTCAAAGTCGGTTTCGACTTTTTTTAATTCGGCTAATTGTTCTGGAGTAGCCTGTTCTAAAGCTTTTTGAATTTGTTTTGGTTCGGAGCCACAACCCAATACATCGGAAATCATATTGGCCGCCATTCCACCCATAGGCCCTGCTAATGCAGTGCCTAGTGTGGGAGCTACCGCTCCTATTAAATTTTTTATTAATCCAAATTTCATTAAGGCCTCCGCAAGGATTTTTTATAATTAGATACTGTACCATTTTTTTGTGCTGATTGTCTTGCTTTAATGGCTCTTAATCGTCGTTGTGCAGCTGGCCTGCTAGAAGAAGTTACTTTATTAATGGGCATTTAACATCCTATTTTTTAATCTAACGGCACGATCCCCCACTTGAGTACTCCATCGACTGTCCATCATTTCTTCAGCCGCTTTTTCCCAATCAGACACTTGCATAGCGCCAATGAACTTTTTAAACTTTTTAAAACGCGGATAGCCTAAGTTAAAGCACATATTAGCAACTACACGTTGACGATTGTCACTTAATTGACGCCACCACGGTTCATTCCAATCCAGTTCTTTGCACACAATATCAATGTCTTGTTCTAAACATTCGTGAATACGCTCTTCTGGAACGCCGGTGCCTATAGGCAACTTATACTCTGGATCACTGTCTAAAATTAAGTGCCCAACGCCAAGAGTAGGGTAGCCCAAATGATCTAAATAAATTTCGTATTTAAACCCTTCGTCTAAAATTAATTCTTCTATAAGTTTATTTTTATCCATTATGTGTAGTATGTGTCTTTGTCCCAACCGGTTATTGGCGCCGATATTGGTACGGTAATATTAGCATTAGATGACCCACCAGTATTAGTCGACACGCTTAGTCCCCCAACAGCACCAACTCCTTCTACTCCGGGTTGCTTGTTTATATAAAGAATAGCCCATTTGCTTCCGGTCCAAAGTTGTAGACTATTGGCCGAAGTGTTCCAAATAACATCGCCGGCATTAAATTTATTAGAGGTGATTTCAAGTTCAGTGTATTGGGGAGTAGCCGTAGGATCAAATCGATCTAAATTAATTTGTAGCACACGCACCATTCGATTGTACGTATCGGGACTAACTTCGGTGTACGCAAGCGGTAACTGTGTTTCTAACAACCTAGCCATTACCTTCGGCCATCGAGTTTTACATCAAATCTAGTATCTCCTAATCTCCACCCTACGCCCGAACGCGCATTCAACGACGCATTGTCGTCATCGGACTCTATTCTAAAAGTTAATTGTCGCGCGCGTATGCGCGTGTCTAATTTTTGAGTAGACGATGTAACCGTTTGGGTTGTGTCGGTGGTTAAACTATCACCAGGAAAATTGCGTGATTTTAGTACAAAATTAATGGTTTGGTCACTGCCCCCGCTTCCAGTAAACCGCACATCTGGGATGACTCGACGAATAAAAGTGTAGGCCTCGCCATCCTCTAAATCAAGATCACTGGATTCAATATACACATCTTCCATTGGCGACCCATCCGCATCGTTGCCTGATTCATGCAAATATAAATATTCACTAGAACTAGCCGTCCCTGTAGCTCTAGGAGAACTAATAACGCCTTCGTCAAGCCACGCGTAACGACTTAATTGTCCAATACTCCAAGTTGCTTCTGCGTAGTTATACACAGCATAACGATCTATTTCTAAATTAGAAGAAGAAGGATAAAACCAACCTACTTCATTAAATTGTTTGTTTAAAAAGCCAAAAACTTTGTACGATTGATCGTCGTTAATATCCTCAAAAATGTAACTATGCACACTACACGGAACCAATTCAAGCTGCCCAGAATATTTATAAAATCCTTTACGATCCATCCAAAAAATACCATTGGGTGTATTAACCGCAGCTTTTGGTCCAATTAGACCTAAACCGTGGTTAATTAAATTAACGCTAAAAGTATAAGGCGGCCCAATAAATTGCATCGCATACAACGAACTGTCCGTCCAAATTAATACTTCTTCTCTTGAAGTTAAACCCCCCACAATTTGTGAGCCAGAAGAAATTCGTAAAGACCCGGCCGTATTGGTTGCCGTAGGCTCCCATTCCGCTACATTTTCTTGGTCACTCCATGCAATTAACATGGAGTCTAAAACTCCTGTACGCGCTGTTCCTGCGTCATTAATTGGATCAACTCCTAAACAAATTACGTGTCGGTCTTTTTCTGAAGTTAGCACTTGCAATGCTTTGGTTGGGGCTAAATTTGCACCGGATACATCAGGTAAAGCAACCGCTCTAGCCGTTGTGCCACCAGACTCGTCCCAATAATAAATACCCCCTAAACGCGGGTTTAACACTAAATCTTCGCCAAAATTATCGTGCGTCCATAAACGCAGTTGATTGGTTACGTCTAAAGAGGAAGTACTACCAAACGTGCTTGCTCCCCATGTATCAAGCCCCCAACCAGTACCTTGCACATAATTATCCAATCCAATATTTATTTGATACGCTCCATCAACACCAGCACCACCATTTCCTGAGTCGCTAGCATTAGCTGTAACAGTTGTTCCAGAGGTATCTTTTGCTGTGAAAGTGTACGTATTAACACTTGGTATGGTTGCAATTTCATACTCTTGATTTAAAACCGCTGCGGTAACTAGACCCCCTAATGACACTGCACCGCTAATAGTTACAAAATCCCCAGCGACGGCCCCATGACTAGAATCTGTAGCCGTTATAGTAGAAGATCCATTAGTGGCTGAAAATGTAATACCATTAGTGGTAGTTGCTCGAATAGGCGTAATGTCGTGGAAAACACTTCCAAGTTCTACATAATATTTTTTGCTAGTGCCTAAACCTAAATAACGTGTTCCAGCGAGATCTATCCATGCGTGCAAAGCGCGTGCAATTCCAAGATAAGTACTAGAAGAAGCTTTTATCCAACCCCCTATTTTTTCAGGCCTTCCTTTACGAAAACGAATTAAATTAGCGTCAAACCACCCCCCTTCATTAGAATAATCCGTTCCTTCACGATCTATGCCAGGTTTAAATATGTACTTTTGTAAAGGCATTGTTTACCTCTTTAAAATAATTGGTTTGTTAAAATTGTTCCTGCACTCATCAATAAAGTGACAAGAGTTGCAATGACAAAAAACTCTAATCGTTTAATACGGTGTATCGTCTCTAACCAACGCTCAGTACAAACCGCTTCGTGTTTTTCTAAATGCGCAGATACTTCCATTACTGTCTTTTTAACCATTTGATTTATTATAACCTTTAAACCAAGATGGTAAACCCAAAATAGGTCTGCCATCAAATTTGTTCTTTTCTGCTGTTTCTTGGTTTGCGTCATTATAATGTAAAAATACTTGACCACAATTCTCACCAAAAAAAGGTTCTCGCCAATGTTCTAATTCACAGCCACTATAAATCAACATATCGCCTACCTCTAATTTAACCTCTGTACCTGTTTTCCCTTCTTCTCCAGAAGGCTCTAAAAAGATAGACCATTGTTCTCCCCCCAAATGCAGGGTAGTAGAAACTTCGCAACTATACCGATCTTTGTGTCTTTTTAACTCATCCCCTTTTTTATAAATTCGAGCGTAACTATAAGTTTCATTTAACTTTAATTTGGTTTCTTTTTCCATTAAAGGCTTTAATTTTTGGAGTAATGTTTCCATCACCATATCGCCATAATGACTATAAGTTTCTGGTATTTGTTCGTCATTCCAAGCTCCAAAATCTGTATTAACTTGGGAAATATACTTTTCATCAAACAATAATCTGGCAACTGCTCGTTTATTACAAAAGTATTGATAACAAAAATTAGCTAATTCTTCTGATATGGCATTTTTAATAACTTTAAACATAGGGTTGTCCTACATTCCAACACACTAAAGAGTGTCTTATACCTTTGGTAACTGGCTTCACTCTATGCCAAACAAAAGAAGGAAACACAATAATACTACC